GTACAGTCGAAAGGGTTACTACAAGTGGCACGCAAGGTTTCGCCGCGCACGCTTGAACTGGCGAAGCGCGACGCGAGGGCGCTCGAACTGTTCCAAATGGGCATGACGTATCAAGAGATCGCCGATGCCAAATGGAAGGGCGGCACGCTGTTCAACGGCGACCGGGGCAACTGTTACCGCGTCATCAGAAAGCACATTCAGGAGGTCGTGCGCGAGCCCGCCGAAGAAGCCCGCACAGAAGAGCTGCTGCGCCTGAATAGCTATCTGAAGTCGCTCGGGCCGCGTGTCCTGCGTGGCGACGTGCAGGCGATCAACACCGCCCTGCGCGTGGGAGACAGCCGCGCGAAACTGCTCGGACTGTACGAGCCGATGAAGGTCGAAGCGTCCGGCCCGATGCAGGTCGTCTTCAGCGCCGCCCTGCAGTCCAACGCTGGCATGGCCGAACCCGAGATGGACGTCGAGCGCCGCAAGTGATCGACGTCGCCCCGCAGAACTGCATCACGTACAAGTACGACCCGCACGCCGGGCCGCAGACGATCGCACATCACACGTTCGTCGACGAACTGCTCTACGGCGGCGCAGCTGGCGGCGGCAAGTCGAAATTCGCCCGCGCCGCTGCCGTGCTCGACTGCCTGACGTTTCCCGGCATGCGCGCGATCATCTTCAGGCGCACCTTCCCAGACCTTGAACGTTCGGTCATCGAAGAGCTGAAGAAAGAAATTCCGACCGAGATCGCCCGCTACAACGCCCGCGAACACGCGTTCAGGTTCGCGAATGGGTCGGTGCTCGAAATGGGCCACCTGCAGCGGAAAGACGACCTTTACAAGTATCAGGGCGCCGAGTATCAGCTGGTCATTTTCGAGGAAGCGACGCTCTTTCTCGAAACGATGTTTGACTACATGCGTTCCCGCGTCCGTGCCGGTGGCGACGTAGCTGAGCTGTTCAAGCAGGCCGGGCGCAGGCCGCGCATGATCCTCACAGCTAATCCCGGTGGCGTCGGTCATCACTGGGTCAAGAAAACCTTTATCGACCCCGCCCCGCCGTACAAGGTGTGGCGCGACAAGCCAACGAAGAATGAGCCGAGCCCGCCGACGCGCTGCTTCATCCCGGCGAAAGCATCGGACAATCCTTCTCTCGATGACGGCTACGTGAACAAGCTGAACGCGATGTCGGAGAATCTGCGCAAGGCGTACCGTGACGGCGATTGGAACGTGCTTGACGGCGTGCGGTTCCCTGACTTCAGTCGCGGCATTCACGTGATCAAGCCCGAAGAGCTGCCGATCAGTCACGTCGGGCACCCGCGCGCGATCGGGATCGACTATGGTTCATCTGCGCCGTTCGCTGCAGTGTGGGGCGCGAAGCTGAGCGACAACCTGATCGTCATTTACCGCGAGCTCTACAAGGCCGGGCTGACGCCGAAGCAGCAGGCTCTCATGATCAAGGCGAGCGAAGCGCCTGACGAGCGCCGACCCGAGCGCCCGATCCCGCTCGCGCTCGACCCTTCCATGTGGGCGCGCAGCGTGCAGCAGCCCGGCGTGCCGAAGAATACCGACCCGAACATTCCGCCGCCCGGCAGCATCGCCGCAGCGTACCGTGACGTGTTCGGCTCGTCGGTGCGCAAGGCGCAGAATGACCGTATTGGCGGCTGGGCACTGATCGACGAGCAGATCAGGGTGCGCGAAGAAGACGGCTGGCCGCGTCTGCTGATCTACGACACATGCACGGAGCTGATCAGGACGCTCGAAGCGCTGCCGCGTGACGACAAGAATCCTGAAGACGTGAACACGCACGCAGAAGACCACCTGCCCGACGCCCTGCGCTATCTCGTGCAAGACCTGATAGGCAAGCCGTACATGCGCAAGATGAACGCATGGGACGCGGCGAAAGCGGCGCTCGCCGGTCGGCCCGAAACGGCGCAGCTGGCCGGGCGTTCGTTCTAGTCATCCCACACCCGCACGAGCCTGAAAGGCATGATTGAGCCATGGTGAATATCAACAAAGAGACCGGGACGCCGGGCGGCATCACACTGAATCCCGACAGGTGGTTCAAGCGCGGCGGCAACTCGAACGGCGACTACATTGTCGACCCGCTAGAGCGGAATATTGACCTGAAGTTCCCGGCGAATATCCCGGTGTTCGACGAGATGCGCACGACCGAAGGGCAGATCGGTTCCCTGCTGTCTGCGGCGACCCTGCCGATCATGGCGGCGAAGTGGCGGCTCGAAGGCTCGGACGTTCGCCCGAAGGTCATGAAGTTCGTCGAGCAGAACATCGGGCTCGCGAAGCCGGGCGAGTCGCTGGTACGCCGACGTCGTCAGGGCATCGTCTGGAAAGAGCACCTTGAACAGGCTTGCCTTTTCATGCCGTTCGGCTTCATGCCGTTCGAACAGGTCTATGACGTCGCGGACATCAGCGACGAGCTGCGCGAAGACTTCGATCAGGATTACGTGCTGTACCTGCGCAAGCTCGCCCCGCGCCTGCCGCGCACCGTGCAGCAGATTCACGTGAACCGTGACGGCGGGCTCGCTGGCATCACGCAAGAGCCGCTTGTCGAGCGCGGCTTCGAAGACCCGACATTCATCGGCGTCGAAAACCTTGTCATGTATACCCTGAAGCGCGAGGGCGCCGACTGGACCGGGCGCAGCATCCTGCGGCAGGCGTACAAGCACTACCTGATCAACGACGGGCTCGTGCGGCTGGGCGCGCAGATCGCCGAACGCAACGGCATGGGCATCCCGGTCATCGAGTACGACCCGAACACTTGGAACGCCGAAGCGGCTGAAGCTGTGGGCGCCGAGTTCAGGGCCGGGGCTCGGGCGTCGCTGGCCGTCCCGATCGGCAGCAAGGCGCGCCTGATGGGCGTCGAGGGCTCGACGTACGACCCGCTGCCGATGATCAAATACCACGACGAGAAGATCGCAGGCTCGGCGCTGGCGATGTTCCTGACGCTGGGCCATGACGCCGGGGCGCGCTCGCTGGGCGACACGTTCGTCGACATTTTCACGCAGTCTGTGCAGGCGATCGCTGACAGCATCGCGTCGACGTTCACGGAGCACGTAATCCGCGACCTTGTCGAGCTGAACTTCGGCGCTGACGAGCCTTACCCTGTGCTCGTGCCGGGCACCCTGTCGGAGAATAAGAAGATCACGTCGGCGTCGCTGAAAGAGCTCGTCGACGGCGGGATCATCAAGGTCGACGACAAGCTCGAAGACTACGTCAGGCAGTCCGAAGGCTTGCCCGAGCGCGACCCTGAAACAGCCCGCGAGAAGGCCGCGCCGCCCGCTGCGGCACCTGCAGCCGGTGGCGTCATCCCTGCGGCCCCTGTGGCTGCTGACGCCGTACCTGTGCAGCTGTCTGCCGGGCACGAGAGTGAGCTCACGAAGATGATGCAGCGGATTATCGAGCTGCGGACGGGCGACCGCGAATAATGTGCCAGCTGTGCGCCACGGCGCAGGGCGAGCTGCTGCTTGCCGAGATGGAACGCGAGCTAGTGCTTGCCGAGTCCGACGCGGGCCTGTCCACGCCGACCGCTGTGCGCCCGCTGAACGCGAACGAACGCCGGGCTAAGGTGCGCTTCGGCGACATCGACGATATGGAACGCATGGCCGAGAGTCGCGCAGCTGGCTCACTCGTGGGGCTGCGGGCCGAAGTGAACGACGCGCTGCTTGACGAGCTGTTCGCGGAGGGCGACGCCGTGCGCCCGCAGGTCATCGCCGACAAGCTCACGACCCTGCTGCAGCAGCAGCCCGAGCGGGTAGGGCGGGCCGTGCAGAAGGCACAGTCTGCGATGGTGCTGATCCTGCGTGACGTCTATGCCGCGTCTGCGAAGACCGTCATCGACGAAGCGAAGCGGCAGGGCTCGAACGTGAAGCTGCTCGCTGACACGCAATTGCGGTTCGCTGAAACGGATGCGGGCATCTTTGATGCAATGGGGGCCGCTGTCGCGTCGTATTTCTGGCAGCGTGTAACGGGCGTACTGCAGAAAGAGCTGCTTTCGCCGACGCGTCTGATGCAGCCGAGCATGGCGCGTGAAGACGCTGAAGAGATCGTCGCGGGCATCGACCCTGCCGGGGCGGTGGATCAGGCCGCGCAGGCGATCCATGCCGCGAGGGGCGCCGGGCGGTACGATCAGGCCGCTGAGTTCGAGCCCGAAGAGATATGGGCGTCTGAGCTGATGGACGGGCGCACGTGCCGCCCCTGCGAGCTCGTCGACGGCAAGGAATATGCCACGCTGGCCGAAGCCCGCGTCGAGTACGAGAGCGGCGGATACGGGGCATGCAAGGGCGGCGCACGCTGCCGTGGCACGCTCGTGATGATCTACGGCGATCCGCCCGTACGCCCGGCTGAGCCCGAGCCTGCGCCCGCGCCGGTCGAGCCGAAGCCGAAGACGCCGCGAAAGCGCACAGCTGCGCCAAAACCCGCAGATAGCACAGCTGAGCCAAAACCGAAAACGCCGCGCAAGCAGCCGGGCCTGCCGTCGCCCGAACTGCCGACGCATACGCCGGTCAAGCCGCTGCGCCCGGTCGACCCTGACGGGCGTCAGCGATTCTTCAGCCTGCGCGAGCTGCCGATCAAGAAATCGAATGTCATCCTGCCGGGCACGGTCGACGCCGACATCGTGAAGCACCTGACGCCCGCGAAGCGCGCCGCAGCTAAGCGGCTGGCGAAGGCGTCGGGCCTGCTCGATGAAGCGAAGCTCGTGAACCCGCTCAATAAGGCGAAGGCATCGACCCCGTTCGCCTATACGTCGAACTGCTCGAACTGTGTCACGGCGTACGAGATGCGGCGGCGCGGCTACGACGTAAACGCTGCGATGATCTACCAAGACGGGCGCAGGCCGCGCGACTTCGTCGATGCGTGGTGGTCCGACCCTGAAGGCGGTTCGCCGTCGATGGAGTTCGTCAGCAGCAGGCGCGGGCTCGAAGACTGGGCTGACGAGTTCCCTGACGGCGCTCGCGGCTTCGTCACTTGCGCGTGGAAACGGGCGGGCGGCGGTCACGTCTTCAGCTGGGAAAAGGTAGATGGGAAGATCGTCTACATAGAACCGCAAACGCCGGACAATCCGAACGGAGAACGGCACTGGGCCAACGTCAAGCCTGAAAGCGTCATGGCTGTCAGGATTGACGATATGGTGCCGTCCGACGCCGTCACTGAAGCACTGGAAATCAAGGGGAAGAAATGACACTGACAATCGCGCAGGCCGTGGAAGTGGCGCTCGTCGAGCTCGCCAAAACATGGGACGCCGACGACGGCACGCTGCACGTCGAGATCACGCTCGAAGACGCCGATGACTTCATGGTGAACTTCGGCGCCCGCGAGTGGATCGTCGACGGCAACCCGGCGTATATCCTCATGGGCGACGTCTTCGCGTTCGTGAACAAAGAGACGGGGCAGCTGCGCCGTGCGTCCGCTCTCGACGACGCAGACGCTCGCAAGCTGGCGATAATGACATCGGTGTAATTCTCGTGTTAATGTGAGCTTGCCTGTTTGGGAAGACGGCTTGACTGGGGAGTCTGGGAAAGGGCGGCGTCATTGCGACGCCGCCCTTTCTTGTGCCAGCTGATCGAACACGCCCGGCGTCCCACACTCGCGCAGCCGGGCGCTTCACAGTGGAGTCATGACGAAGACCGCAACGACGACATTCAAGGGCGTCGAACTAGCAAAGGTCGGGCACTGGCTTTCAGGCCGGGGCGCCGCGACCGTCACACAGGCGCATCTCGAAGGCGCAGTCGCAGCGTACGCCGACCGCGAGGTCGACCGGGGCGCTATCAAGATCGGGCACGAAGGGGCTCTCGCTCTCGGCGACGCTCACCCCGCCGCTGGCTGGGTCGAGAATCTGCGCCTGTCCGCTGACAAGCAGACGCTTATCGGCGACCTTGCGCATATCCCGACGAAGCTCGCCGCGATCATCCCGCGCGCTTTCCGGCGCCGGTCGGTCGAGATGAGCGTCGGCGTCACGACCCCAAGCGGCAAGAGCTATGCAGCTGCGCTGACGGCGCTGTCGCTGCTCGGCGCGAAGGCGCCCGCTGTGAAGGGTCTGAACGACATCGCCGAGCTGTACGCTTCGGGCGATTCGACGGCTGAAGAGACGATCGAACTGTCTTATGACGACACGGCAAGCGTCCCACAAGGCACGCCGGATAACGGCGAGTCTGAAACTGTTGAATCGAACACCAACGAAAGGACTGCTGACGTGGCATTCACGGACGCACTAAAAGCAAAGCTCGGGCTGGCCGCTGACGCGACCGACGAGCAGGTTACTGCGGCTCTCGAAGCTGCCACGATCACGCCCGCCGCAGCACCCGCCGAAGGCGCCGCACCCGCCGCCCCTGCCGAAGGCGCCGCAGCACCCGCTGCCGCACCCGCCGCACCGGCTGCTGCTGCCGCCCCTGCCGCACCCGCTGCGCCCGCTGCTGCGCCTGCAGCCGGTCAGACTCAGCTGTCTGCCGCGCCCGGCGTTGTGGCCGTCAGTGAAGTCGTGCTCTCGGGTATGACTGATCGGCTCGCCACGCTCGAAGCCGAAGCTGCCGAGCGTGCACGCAAAGACGTCATCGTGCTCGCCCTGTCGTCCGGTCGCATTGCGCCGACCGAGCAGAAGGCATGGGAAGAGCAGCTGAAGCGGGATCACGAGGGTACCGCCGCGCTGATCAATACCCTGCAGCCGCGCTTCAGCACGATCGAGCTCGGCGGCGAAGACCCCGCAGTCGCGAAGTCGGCACAGGATGCCGAAGACGCCCTGCTGAAGCTGGCCGAAGAAAAGGGCATCTGATCGCTTAGGCGGTTCAGGTACAGGACTTAGGAGAAAAACACATGTTCGGCAAAGCAAATCAGGCTTTCGAATACTTCAGCGGCAGCGATGCGATCACTTGCGAAGCTGTCGGCGCGATCACCGGCAAGACGTTCGTGAAGCTCGTACCGGGCGGCAGCGCTCAGCGTCCGAAGGTATCGACCGCAGGCGCAGGGGAACGCGCTTACGGCGTAGCTGCATGGGACGCGGCAGACAAGGAAGCGCTCACCATTGTGCGCGTCGGCGTCATCACCGTCACCGCAGGCGAAGCGCTGGCATCCGGCGATTACGTCGCTGTCGGCGCGAACGGCAAGGCCGTCAAGGCTGGCGCCGCGCCCGCCGTCACTCTCGGCGCTGTCCACGAAGATACGCCGATCAACACCGACGCGCCCGTCGCGCTGTCCGTCTGAGTCTGAAAGGGATTCGAAATGACACTCACTTACCCTGCGCCCGCTCCGGTCGTAGACCCGAATAAGCCGCAGCTGACCGTCAACGCCCTGCTGAAGGCGCCGAAGGTCATCGAGAAGCGCATCATCACCCCGTCGCAGAACTTTCTGTCTGACGAGCTGTTCCGCCCCGATACCAACGACTCGGGCGTCGTGATCTACAACTCGGCGAAGAAATCCGACATCTACCCGAAGCGCGGCGATGTTCAGGAAATCGAGCCGGGCGGCGAGTTCCCGATGGTGGACGTCGACGAAGAGGGCGCCGAAATGGCGCTGTCGAAGAAGCACGGCGCCGGTTACATCGTCACCGACGAAGCAGCCCGCCGCAATCAGCTGTCCGTCATCACGAAGGGCAACCTGAAGGTGCGCAACGCCCTGCTGCGTCAGGACGCTTACCGCTGCCTTGCTGCGTTCCGTGGCGCCGTTCCCACGGTGAACGCTACCGGCGACTGGACTGCGCCCCGCAACTGGCGCGTAGACCTGCTTCGCAATCAGGCAGGCGTGCGCAATCTCGGACTCGGGTACAACCCGAACGCCGTGATTATCTCGCCGACGACCGCGACCGACCTGCTTCTGCTGGCCGAGCTCGACAACCTTCTGCCGCGCGAGAACAAGGCGCTGAACCCGGTTTACAACCCGACGCTGTCGGGCCTACTGAACCTCAATTGGATCGTGAACGAGTTCGCATCCGATGACGAAGCGATCCTGCTCGAAACGAAGATGACGGGCCTCAATTCCGTCGAAAAGCCGTACGGCGTGGAGGTCGTCCGCGAGGGCAACCGCAAGCGCGAGCTCGTGCTTGCCGACAAGTGGAGCGTTCCCGTCATCGACGAGCCCGAGTCTGCTCTCATCATCACCGGCATCCGAGGGGAATAATCACAATGGCAGCACGCAACACACGTTCCACCCGTACCGCTGCGAAGCCTGCCGCTGCTGCGACGGCGTCGAGTCTTGAACAGGACTTGACGCCGCCGCAGACTCTCGCCGAGAAGTTCGGCGTCGAGAAGGCCGCGCCGGTCCCGTCGAACGACGAGATCGAAGCACTGAAGGCCGCAGACGAAGCCGCAGGCGTCGGAGTGGCTGAGACGCCTGACGACGCCCCTGCGGGCGAGCAGGAGCCCGAAGGCGACGCCGACGAGACGACTGACGACGAAGCTGACGCGAACCGTGCAGCTGAGCTGCAGAAGTTCATCACTGGCGAGATCGACGAGCAGAAGCCCGCCGAGCCCGAGCCTGTCGTTTACGACGCGTCGAGCGCTAAGGACTTCGGCGGCGACGTCGTCGTCGTAGTCGTCTTCGATTACTACCGCGTGAACGTCGGCGAGCCTGAGACGGGCATCAAGTCGCTGCTCGCTCACAAGGGCGAGCTGATCCGCGTCGACGAGAAGACTGCTAAGCGCGGCGTGCGCATGGGCGGACTTCGGGAGATCGAAGGCTAGATCACATGGCTGATCCTCAGAAATGGGGCGTCACTGTCGATGAAGTATCGGCGCTGGCGCCCCATATCGGGCTTTACAGTCCGACGACCGAAGAGCCTGTCGACGACGTCTTCGGCGAGACGGCTGCGGGCAAGGTATCCCGCGCCGACGTCGAGCGGTTCATCACCGACGTCGCGGGCCGCGTGTCCGTGCGTCTGTGGCAGCTTGCCCGGCTTAGGCCGGACACTGAGCCGCGCAACGTTTTCGCACAGGCGTGCCACGACCTGACGGTTACCGGCGCAGCGCACTATCTCGTCGCTGCGGCGTTCCCTGCGCAGGCTGGCATCAATGACGACACGAGTCTCGCCGGGCTGCTCTGGAAGCGGTTCGAAGACGGGCTCGACGACCTTGCGGCGCAGCTGGCCGCAATCGTCGAAGACGGAGATGACACGGTCGTGCTACCACGTGCAGCGGCGAAGGCCGTCGTGACGGGAACCTTCCCGGCGCCCATGTTCCCTGACGGGCTGCGCTGGTAATGACCACCGTTCGTTTTTCCGGTGCGGGCTTCACGCCTTTCACGATGGTGCTGGATCGCTTCAGCGACAGACTGGAAGACTCGGAGCCCGCATTTCGGGCTATGGCCGAGTTTCAGGTGCGCACGGTAAACGCCCGGCAGTTCAAGCAGCAGGGCACGCCTGAGACGGGCCGGTGGGCGCCCCTGTCGCCGCCGTACGCCCGCTACAAAGAACGCGTGCGGCCCGGTCGCCCGATCCTTGTCTTCGACGGCGACCTGCGCGAAGGGCTCACGGTTCCCGGCAAGGGCATCTTCGAAACGTACGACAAGGGCTTCGTCGTGGGAACTGACTTGCACTACGCGAAGTACCACCAAAAGGGCACGCCTATCATGCCCGCCCGTCCGCTGTTCGGCAGTATTCGCCGCTCGGACGTCAAGCAGTTCGCGAAGCTGCTTCAGCGCTGGATCGTCGAAGGGACCATATAACAATGCAAGGCTCAGAAGGCGTTTCGCGGGCGGTCGTCCGCAGGATGCGCGCGGCGATCCCTGCCAAGCTCGCAGAGATGCGCACCCGCTACGGCGCGACTACGGCGCAGCTGCCCGACTTCACTGTGATCGAAGCCGACGAGCTCGACATCATGAGTCTCGAAAAGTTCCCGGCGATGTTCGTCGTCCCGGTGAACACGAGCGGGCGGCAGGACAATCGGCAGACCGAAGCGACAGGCACCTATGACGAGTACAGCTTCACGTATAACGTGCAGGTCTACGTCTACGCGCGCGGCGACGACTACAAGAGCACAAGCCTGCGCGTGAAGCGCTACACGCTGGCGGCTCGTGAAGTGCTGCTGCAGCAGAAGGTGCTGCTGAGCGAGGGCGGCGACAGCCTGACGGTAGAGCCGCGCACGATCAGCGAAAACTATTCAGCCATGGGCCGGACACCCGAGGGCAACAAGTTTCTCGCGGGCTCGTATGTCGACGTGCAGATCGTCGGCGAAGAGCGCCTGCAGTCCGTACTCGAAGACGTCGAAGCCGAAGTCGAGAGTGAGGTCGTCGTCGTCCCGCATTACGCTGGCCTGCCCGTCTGGAATGCCGACGTATAGGCGACACGCGCCCCGTCCCACAAGCGGGCCGCGAAAGCCCGCAGAGTGAAGTCATGAGTAAAGCAACGACCATTCACAACGCAATGGCTCACGCGCTCGTCGTCGACATTGCTGGGCACATCGTAGGCGGCGGCGAGACTGCCGACATCGAGCTCGACAGCGTCACGTATCAGCTGATCGACCGTGGCGACATCGTCGTCGTCGAGCAGCCCGAACCCGAGACGGCAGACGAGCCCGAGAAGAAAACACGAGCATCGCGTCGTTCCGGCGCCGATGAGAAAACAGGAGACTGATTATGGCTATCGGCGTCGAAGTAACAACTTCTCTTCGCTCTGGTCCGAGCAATCCCGGCGTGCAGTCGGGCCGCTTTCACATCGCGGGCCTGACCGCTAAGGGGCCGACCGGCAAGGGCGTCATCGTCCGCTCGCTGGCGCAGTACCTTGCAACGTTCGGCGATCGCACTTCGTACAGCTCGGCGATGTTCGACACTGCCCGGCTTTTCTTCGAAGAGGGCGGCAGTGAGCTTGTCGTTTCCCGCGTCGTCGGCCCCGGCGCGACGAAGGGCACGCTGACGCTCAAAGACACGCTCGCGGTGAACACGCTGAAGATCGACGCGATCAATCCCGGCGCGTCTTCGTCCGCTCTTACCGCCGAAGTCAAGGCTTCTGGCGGCACGTTCGAGCTGATCATCAGCGAAGGCTCGACGATCCTGACGCGCTTTCCCGGCATGACGTCGCCGACTGATGTCGTCGCCGCCGCCGCCACGAACCCTTACGTCAAGGTAACTTCGATGGGCTCAGTGTCCGCATCGCCTGCGAACAACCCGGCAGTGCTCGCGCCGACCGCGCTGTCTGCTGGCACGGACGACCGCGCCGCCGTCACTGCTGCCGTTGTGGTCACGACTCTCGACAACGCGGGCACGCTCGCGGAGGGCGGCGCAGTAGCTGCGCCGGGCTACACGGTGGCAACGATCGGCGCACTGCTCGCAGCTCACGCGAAGACGTACAACAAGATCGCGATCCTGTCGCCCGGCGTCGGCACCACACAGGCCGAAGCCGTCGCAGCCGGTGCGGCCCTGACGCCGTCCGTAGCGAACGAAGCGGCGGGCATCTTCTGGCCGTCCGTGGTCATCCCTGACGGCTCGGGCACTCGTGCGATCGGCCCCGAAGGTTACGTCGCAGCTGTGCGGGCGAAGGCTCACCGCGACGTCGGCTTCTGGAAGGTTCCCGCAGGCGACACTGCCCGCATGCGCTGGGCTCTCGGCACCGACGTGCAGCTCGACGTCGCAGGCAACAACCTGCTCGCGAACAGCTACGTGAACGGCATCGTGACGACCGGGACGAACGCCCGGCTGTACGGTTACGCGTCACTCGCTGCCGACCGCGAGAATCTGGGCATGCTCACCGCTCGGGACGCCCTGAACAACCTGCGGCTGCAGGTATCTGCCGCGCTTGAACCGTTCGTGTTCGCCGTGCTCGACGGTCGCCGTCATCTGCTCTCGCAGGTCGAAGGCGCGGTCGTCGGTGTGGTCGATCCGATCAGCAAGCGGAACGGCTTTTACGCTCTCGTGCAGGACGGCGAAGAGATCGACCCCGGCTATCGCGTCGTAGTCGACGAGAGCATCAACACCGTCACGGCGGCGAGCGAGAACAAGGTGCTCGTGTCCGTCACCGTGCGGCTTTCTCCTACGGCTCAGCTGATTCAGGCTGAGATCATCAAAGTGCCGCTCGCGGCTGCAGTCTGAGAGGGGCTGAAATAAATGGGCAACGGAACACTGAAGGCCACTAAGCGGCAGTACATCGTTTCGATCGCTGGCATTCCCGGCAACTGGCGCACGTTCAGCGGCGCAGCTGCGTCGTCTGAGACTACGAAGGATTGGGACGGCGGCGCCGATCGTCCCGACATCATGGGCGGGCCTGTCGAGTACGACGACATCGAGGTACTGCGCACCGTCTCGCCGACTCTTGACGAAGAGTGGATCAGCCGACTGCGCAAGCGTGTCGGCAAGGACACTTTCACGATCACGAAGCAGCCGACCGACCGCGACGGCATCAAGGTCGGGCGCCCCACGGTTTACCCTGACTGCCTGCTGAAGGGCATGCAGGAGCCCGACACGGATGCGGCGTCTTCGGATGCGTCCGAGGTCACGCTGACGTTTGCAACGTCCGGCCCGGCATAAGCCACTCGGCGGCGCGTAGGTGGTGCGCGCCGTCGAGTAACAAACGTGGGACGGCGCCCTGTTCGAGCTTGCTCAGTATCGAACACGGCGACCGTCCCACACTTGCGTCTACAGACAAGTGAGTATCGAAGGACAAGGGCACGCGCCGCGCGTGTCACTGAGCAAAGGAATAGAACGCAATGACTGAAGTATTCGGCACCGTAGACAACGACACTCGCGAGCTGGCAGGCATGAACGAAGAGCCGCGCCGCCGTCATCTGGTCGACGCTGAGCCCGAGCAGGACAAGGCCGTGGCCGAGCGCACGCCGTTCGACGAGCTGGCCGAAGAAGCCGAGCGCACTCTCGGCAAGTTTGTGCACTACGAAAACACGCTGCGCCCCGGCTACTTCATGCGGTTCAGCGCCGACATCGACGCGAAAGAACTGAAGCGGTACGAGAATCACACTCTCGGCACCGGCAAGCGCCGCCGCCCCGAAGACGCCGACCTGATCAAGGGCAACGCCGTGATGCTCGGCGAAAAGTGCGTCGCGATCCTGAAGGGCGGCATCGAAGACAAGCACATCATCGCCGACCCGAACGACGGCGGCGAAGACCTGATCTTCCGCAGCGAGTCGTTCGTGAAGCTCTTCGGCGACGGCGACGGACGCGTGCAGACCGCGCTGCAGAAGTTCCTTGGGGACGCGCAGATCATGAAGCTCGCAGGCGCCCTGCTCGAAGAGGCGGGCTACACGGATGAAGCGCAGGCCGTGGACCCTACCATCGCCTGATCGAATGGCTCGCGGAAAACGGCAGGTTCAAGCAGCAGGCGCGTGTCGCCGGAAAACTGGGCATCGACCCGGCGCTGATCCTGTTCGAGACAGACCCGCGAGTCAATGCCGTCAGAACAGCGGCGGCACTCGTCTATCAGGCGGACGAAAAGCGCGAAGCGGAACGTGAAGCCGCTAGGCGCGCAGCTAGAACAACATAAGCAACGAAGGGATCGGGCGGCGCATGGCAGACGAGAATAGGGTCGTCCTTACGGCGGCACTAAAAGATGAGATGTCTGCGCCGCTCGATTCCCTGCAGGCGAAGGTCAAGTCGACTGAGAAGGCAATTGTCGGCTCAGCTGGGCGGCAGGCGTCCGCGACGAAGTCGGGCTCTACGACGATCCTGAACGCCCTGTCGGGTCAGACGACGGCGACGTCGCGGCTCACTAGCGCATGGAGCAGGGTCAGCAGCTCGGCGTCGGGCGCGTGGAACGGCGCGAAGTCCGCTGTCGTGTCGGCGGGCCGCAAGATCATCGAAGCATCCCGGCAGGCGGGCGAGAAGTCCGGCGAAGAAATGGGCTCGGGCTTCGGCTCGAAGCTGAAGGGCGCCGTGGGCGGGCTCGCTGCCGCCGCTGGCGTCGCTTCGATCGGCGCGGGCATGAATGCCGCCGTCGAGTCTTTCAGTGCCTTAGAAGACGCTACAGCGGCGGCGGGCACGATCTACGGTGAGAACATCAAGGGCATCGTCGACTTGTCGAAGTCTGCAGGCGAAGCACTGGGCCTGAATCAGGCGCAGGTCATCGAAGCCGCGCAGACGTATGGCGTCTACGGCAAGTCAGCCGGGCTGGCCGGTAAAGACCTTGAATCGTTCAGCACGGACCTGATTACCCGAGCTGGCGATATGGCTTCATTCTTCGGCAAGTCGCCCGAGCAGGCGATCGAAGCTATCGGCGCTGCCATGCGTGGCGAAGCTGAGCCGATCCGTGCTTTCGGCGTCATGCTCGACGATGCGACGATGCGGCAGAAGGCGCTCGAAATGGGCCTTGTGTCCACGACGAAAGACGCGCTCGAACCACAGCAGAAGATCCTTGCTGCGCAGGCTCTCATCATGGAGAAGTCGAGCATCGCAGCTGGCGACTTCACGAACACGATGGACAGCACGGCGAACATCGCGAAGCGCCTGAACGTGGCGCAGACGAACCTGTCGGCGAAGATGGGCGCCCTGCTCGCCCCGGCGTTCAACGCTGCCCGACTGAAGGCTCTCGGCGCCGTCAATGGCATCTCTGCTTTCATCGACAAGATCAACGCCGCGAAGGACGTCGCCGCCAGCGGTGGCCGGTCGCAGGACATCGCCGCAGCGCTCGGCTTCGGGCCGGGCACGACGAAGGTACTCGCCGAAGCGATCGGCAGCGTGCGGGCGTTCCGTGGCGCCATGGCCGAGCCGCACGAAGGCGTGACGTCTGACGGCGTCGCTGGCGTGTTCGAGCGCATCGGAATCGCTGTCGCTTTCGCGCGTATGGGTGTCTCTGCTTTCTTCGCGTCCCTGTCCAACGGCGACGTGACAAGCGACGGCTTCGTCGGCGTGATGGAACAGATCGGCTCTTTCCTGCACGGCATGGGGCCGGGCGCGTGGCTCGGCGTAGCTGGCGGCGTGGGGCTGTTGCTCGCAAGCTTCGGCAAGTTCATGCCGATCCTGTCGCCGGTGCTGAGCTTGTTCGGCTCACTGTCCGGCGTTGTGGGTCAGCTGGGCGGCGCCTTGAAATTCCTGCTCGGGCCGATCGGCCTGATCGCTGGCCTGCTGATCTACGCGTACAGCACGAGCGAGCCGTTCCGCGAAGCTGTGAATCAGCTGCTCGGCGTCCTGCTCAATCTGGGCATGACTTTGATGACTTCGCTGATGCCCATTTTCCAGCAACTCATGACGGCTGTGCTGCCGATCATCTCGCAGCTGTTTGCGGCGCTCGTGCCGATCTTTATTCAGATCATCACGGCTGTCATGCCGATCGTGACGACGCTCGCGACGCAGCTCGTGCCGGTCTTCATGCAGCTGATCGCCGCCGTGCTGCCGCCGCTGATGTCGCTGCTGTCGCTGCTCGCGCCGATCTTCACGATGTTGATCACGGCTGTCACGCCGCTGATCGCGCCGATCATGGAAATAGTAAGCTTGCTGATCAATCTGGCGATGCAGGTCATCACGCCGCTGATGCCGATCGTGCAGCTGCTCGCCGAAATTCTAGGCACCGTGCTCGGCGCCGCCATAAAGCTATTGATGCCCATTATCAAGTTCCTGCTCGACGCTTTCGTCGGTCTGGTCGACTTCCTAAAGGGGCCGCTCGGCGAAGCCATCAAATGGGTCGGCGGGCTGTTCGAGGGCATCGGAAAAATCATCGGCGACGTCACGAAAAACGTCGGAGACTTTTTCTCGAATCCGCTCGGCGGGCTGCAGGATATGCTCGGCATCCCGAAGGAAAACAGCGGCGGCGGCACGTACTCGGGCGGCGGCGTCGCAGGGTACGCGGGCGGCGGTACGGTGCTCGGCGGTTACGCGCCGGGCCGTGACACGATCCCGGCTGTGCTGTCGAAGGGTGAGAGCGTGCTCGTGCCTGAGCTGACTCGGGCGATCGGCCCTGATCGCATCATGGCAGCGAACCGCATCGCGTCGAGCGGGCGCACCGCTGGCGGCGGTCCTGACCTGACTTCGGGCTACTCCCGCACGACTGGCGGCGGCGGTGGCGGCGGCTCGACGGTGCTGATCGAGAAGGGCGCCGTGCAGATTACGGTCGTCGCGAATGACGGCATCAGCGACGCCGACATCGAGAAGATCAAAGACGTCATCGAAGACGTGCTCGACGAAGCAGACAAGAGGAGTTACTAAGAATGGTTGCGGTACTGGTCGCCCGGTCGACGTCGGCGCACACGATGGTCGTCGTCAAGCCGGACGGCGGGCGCGTCAGCATGTACTCGACCCCGCCGAAGTTCAAATACTCGAACGTCGCCCGCTTCGGGCAGGTCGAGCGCGAAGGGTACAAGTCGATCACGCGCAAGGTCGGCGAGGGGCTGGCGACGCTGAGCTTCACGAGCAGCGTGTACTCGCTGGATCACTCGCAGTCGATCGAGCACATCGCAGCGCAGCTGACTCGTCTCGCCCGCGACGGTGTGCGGGTGCGGTTCAACTCGGGCAGCGTGGAGTTTCAGCAGGCCGTCTGGTGGTACATCAAGGCGCTTGACGTCGACGTGACACAGCTGAGCAGCAATAACCAAGCATCGCGCATCTCGCTCGACTGGGAGCTCGAAGAAGCTGTCGACGTCGAGCTGAACATCAGCAAGGTCGTGCCACCGCCGCCGCCGCCGCCCGCTGCCCGCCCGATCGGTGGCAACGTGCGCGAGCATCGCGTCGTGCCGGGCGACACGCTATGGGGCATCGCCGCCCGCTATCTGGGCAACGGTGCGCGCTGGCCGGAAATCTACAACATGAACCGCGCCGTCGTGGGCGGCAACCCGAACCTGATCTTTCCCGGTCAGGTCTTCAAGGTGCCTGCATAATGGCGACGACTCTCGACGATAACAAACTGCAGCAGATCACGGTCACCGGCAAGGGGCTGACGTCGCAGCTGCGGAGCGCCTGCACGAAAGCGTCGCTCAGCTTCGCGGTAGATCAGGTTACACAAATGTCGCTGACATTCGAGGACACGCACGACGCGCAAATCTTCCGCTCGGGCGTGCTCTCTCGCGGGGCGTCGATCCGCTATGGCGACTGGCACCTTGTGAGCGACGGCGAGAAGTTCGGGCCGGGCAACGCCGGGCCGCAGCTAGTCATCAAGGCGCCGAGCAAGTTCGTCACGACCCTGCGCGGGCAGACGGGCGCATACAGCTGGGGCAACGTCGACGTCGCGGGCTGGGTGCGGGCGATCGCGGCGCAGCTGGGCATGAGCCATATCGTGCAGCCGGGGCTCGGCAACAAGACGATCGTGCGCAAGGCGCCCGAAGACGGCGACAAGGGCGAAAGCACGTGGGACGTGTTAACACAGGTGAGCCGCGAAACGGGAACATGGCTCTTCGAGTACGGCAGCACACTTGTCTTCGCCCGCCCGTCGTGGCTCGTGTCTACGCAGTGGGAACATAAAGAATGGCCGCTGCACTGGGACAACTGGGCTAACTACAACATCGGCATGCAGGGCATGCCGGAATACTCGGACAGTCCCGGCGACGAGGTCGAAGAGACGCTGACGCTGCGGCTTATCTCGAAGGATGCGGACACTGCCCGGCCCGGCGATACGGTGCGGCTGGCCGGTGGCGGTGTGGGCAAGATGGGCGGCGTCTGGATCGTCCGGTCTGTCGACTTCCCGATGACCGTCGCGGGCGTCGTTGTGGTGAGCTGTCAGCGCCCGATCGACCCGAAGATCGAGCCGCCCCGCGAAGACACGCCCGCTACTTCCACGAAGCCCGTCAGCAGCTCAGTGAGCAGCGGCGGGTCAACAGGGTCGGCCCCGTCAGGGCTGGCCGCTGCAGTGGACCGCTGGGCCGCGTCAGTGAATGGCCGGGCTATTGATATGGACGGCGCATTCGGTGCGCAGTGCGTCGACGTCGCGATCAGCTACAACCGCAACGTGGTCGGCGGTCCCGGCATCAGCGGCAACGGGCGCGACTGGTACGCGAACGGCGGACGCTCGGGCGCGTACACGCAAATAGGTTCCGGCGCGCGTGCGCAGAAGGGCGACATTGCATGCTGGGGGCCTGCCATGGGCGGCGGTTACGGGCACGTCGCGATCGTGCTCGCCGATCAGGGGCCGAGCGTCTTGACGATCAGCCAGAATCCCGGCCCGGCCCGTCAAATGGCGATAACGAAGTCGGGTCTGCAAGGCTATCTACGACCTAAGAAATGGAAGTAGCAAATGAACGTATGGTTTCGGCTGATCGTCACGCGCGTGTTGCGCGTGGCGACGCACGTCGTGCTGTCCGGCGATGACGTCGACAGTATGCTCGCGAATGAGAAGGGGCCGCGCCTAGAGGTCGCCGAAGCGATCGGGCGGGCTATGGCGGTTGAGGGGCTGAGCCTGCCGTATCGGGACGCTGACGCGCTCGCGCTGCTGTCTGTGCGGACGCAGCGCCGCCCGGTCGACCTGAGTGTCGCCGGGACCGCTCTAAGGCTCTCAGACGGGCGCATGGCGCTGACGATCGGCAACGGCAGCACTGTCGAGTCGCGCGGGCCGCGCTTGTGTGTGGTCACTGAGCCCGACGCCGCCCGCTACGTCGACGCGTACCGCTTGCCGGGCGTGCGCCTGCTGGACGGGGCGACAGCATGAGCCGGGCAACTGTGCGGCAGGGCCGCAGCACGTCGCCGTCAGGTACGGGCCGGACGTCCGAACTGTGGCGCGGCTACGTCAGCGAGGTTTACAGCGACGAGACGGTGCAGCTGGTCGTGCCGCGTCTGGGCGGCGACGCCCCGATCGGTCGTTACCCTGCGCTCGTGCGCAACCTGATGATCGGGGCTAACGTCGTCGTCGGCGCTGTTGAGGGCCGCGTCGATGACCTTGTCGTGCTGGCCGCTGTGGGCTCGGATGGGCTGATCGTGGGCGACGCCCGCTTCACGTACGTGCTGCTCGATAATGAGCCGACCGACCCGAAGCACGCCGTGACGAAGGCGTACGCTGACGGGCTGGGCTCAGTGCTCGGCGGCAATGACACGATCGTGCGGCGCGGCGCTTCAGGCTCGATCATCGCGAATAACGTCTATCTCGGAAACTCGCAGACCACAGGGGCGGCTGCGACGAGCAAGACGTACGTCGACACTGGCGACGCGGCGCGCATGGAGAAGACCCCGATCGCGCTGCCGACGACGATGCACGACCTGAACGACTTCGTGACGTCGGGCAACTATCATCAGGGTTTCAACGCGACGGCGAACACGAGCCTGAACTACCCGCTCGGCGTAGCTGGCTGGCTGACTGTCATGGCTGTCGGCTCGACGTTCATCTATCAGTGGTATGTCACGTACAGCGGCGCGACTCGCGTCTTCTGGCGGGCGAAGTACAACACGCAGGCATGGGGCGGCTGGAACGAAGTAGCACAGGCGAGTCATATCCATGCGAACGCGACGGCGGCAGTGGCGGGCTTCATGAGTCCGAGCGACAAGGCGAAGCTCGACGCGGCGGCGACGGCGGCGACTGGTAGCACACTCGTGCTACGTGACGCAGCCGGGCGGGCGAAGTTCGCGACGCCTGCCGCGTCCGACGACGCCGCCACGATGGGTTACGTCGATGGGCAGATCGCAACCCGCGCAGCTGCGTCACACACGCACGCGGCGAGCGAGATCAGCGACAGCACGGCGACCGGCAGGTCGGTGCTCTCGGCGGCGTCTGCCGCAGCTGCGCGCACCGCGATCGGCGCAGGCACGAGCTCGCTCGTCATCGGCACGACGTCGACGACCGCCAAGGCCGGTAACTGGTTCCCGTCGTTCGCTGACGTGACGGGCGTAATTAGCACAGCTCAGCTGCCACCGCTGGCGATCAACGAGACGTACCCTGTCGCGTCGCAGGCCGCAATGCTGGCACTCACTGCGCAGCGCGGCGACATGGCGATCCGGTCGGACAATGGCCGCACGTACGTGCTCAGCTCAGACGCGCCCGCCACGCTCGCCGACTGGAAAGAGATCATGGCGGCGGGACAGGTGCAATCCGTCGCAGGCAAGACGGGCGTCGTGCTGCTCGTCAAGGCCGACGTCGGACTCGATCAGGTCGACAATACGAGCGACCTGAACAAGCCGGTGAGCACGGCGACGCAGACCGCCCTGAACGGCAAGGCGAACACGGCGCACACGCACGACGCCGCAGACATTACGGGCGGCGTGCTCGCAGCTGCGCGACTGCCCGCCGCAACGACAGCAGCGCAGGGCGCCCTGTCCGCTGCCGACAAGACGATGCTGAACGCGGCAAGCGCCGCCGCCACAGCGAACACGCTTGTGAAGCTCGACGGCTTCGGGCGGGCGCAGGTCGCCGCCCCGGCTGTCGCTGCGGACATCGCGAACAAGGCGTACGCTGACGGGCTCGTCGCCGACTCGGGATGGGTGAACTGCACGCTCACGGCGCCGTGGGTGAACTACGACGCCGGGCCGCACGCAACGCTGCAGGTGCGCAAGATTGGCAACATCGTCAATATCAAGGGCTTCATCAAGTCGGGCTCACTGGGCACTAACTTCGGCGTCGTGCCTGCAGGCTACCGCCCGGCTGAACAGCGATGGCTGACGTCGACTTTTCAGTCGTCGATCGTGGGCTCGACGTTCGCCGTGGTCTACCCTGACGGCACACTGTTCTTCGTCGGCTCGGGCGCCGTGACGTATATCTCAGTTGAGGGCACTTACTTCATCTAGCGGTTAGTCGGACACTCGACGCGTCCCACAATGGGGCGGGTCGAGCCGACAGACTGGCTGCATGGCTATTACGACGACTGGGCGCTTCGGCTTCAAGGTCTACGGCGCGGGCACCGACCCGCACCCGAACCGCGACGAGTTCAACGCCCTTATGAACCTGATCGACGCGCAGGCCGCTCGGACGTCGCAGAGCACGACCGCACTGCGCCCCGCAGCTGGCAAACAAGGGACGATCCATTGGGATACGACCGTCTCGCGGTTGTTCTATGACAACGGCGCGAGCTGGCAGGAGATCACAACGAACGGCGGCGGCGGCGCGGGTGCGCCTGTCACGCCGGGCGTCGCTGGCACTGAGGGCACGTCTGCCCGATCCGCCCGCGCCGACCACACGCACAACCTGCCGCTCGCGACGGCATCGGCTGATGGTGCGATGCCCGCCGCTGACAAGGCGCTGCTGAACACCGCGTCGGCGACCCCGACCGCGAACAGTCTCGTGAAGCTCGACGGCTCGGGCCGCGCACAGGTGGCTGCGCCGTCCGCTGGCGGCGACATCACGAACAAGACATACGTCGACGCGCAGGTCGCAACGAAGGCCGCGAGCTCGCACACGCACGCCGCTGCCGACATTACGAGTGGCGTGTTCGCAGCTGCGCGCATCCCGCTCGCCACGACCGCAGTCGATGGTGCTATCACCGCCGCCGACAGGGTGCTGCTGAACGGCGCGTCTGCACTGGCGACGCCGAACACTCTCGTGAAGCTCGACGCTGCAGGCCGCACACAGGTCGCAACGCCGTCAGTCGCAGCCGATACGGCGAACAAGGGCTACGTCGACACGCAGATCGCGACCCGCGCTCTCGCGTCACACACTCACCCATGGGCCGACATCAGCGGCAAGCCTGCGACGTACGCTTCGGACTGGGGCACGCTCGCGAACATTCCCGCGACGATGCCGTCGACGTGGGCGACCGTCTCGGGCAAGCCGACAGTGTTCGCGTCCGACTGGGCAAGCGTGGCGGGCAAGCCTGCGACGTTCCCGTCGACGTGGGCAACGGTCAGCGGCAAGCCGACCACGTTCGACCCGTCCGCGCACACTCACCTATGGGCAGACCTGACGGACAAGCCCGCCACGTTCGCCCCGTCAGCGCACTCGCACGTATGGACTGACCTGACAGGCGTCCCGACCGCTTCGCGCACGCAGGCGGGCCTGATGTCGGCGGCTGCTTACGGTCTTCTCTACGATGCCACGACCGCTTACGCGCTCAACAACATCGTCATGCGTGACGGCAACGGCAACATCGAGATCAATCGGCCCGTTCAGGACATCGACGGCGCGAACAAGTTGTACGTCGACGATCAAATGAACGCTGCGCGCGCGGGCAAGCTCGACGTCGCGACGTTCACGGCGGCTATCTCGACGACCGCCACGGCGCGCGCGATCCGCTCGCCTAACGTGGGCTCGTGGATGACGTTCTACGACAACGGCGTCGTCGAAGCGCCGACGATCTACAACACGAACGCCGCCACGACGGGGCAGTACCGGGCCGTCTGGATCAACAGCACTGGCGGCATCGGTTACAACCTGTCATCTGAGAAGTTCAAGACTGACATCGTCGACTACGTCGTGCCGCTGTCCGTGCTCGACGAGATCACCCCGAAGCGATTCAAGTACAAAGACGACGTCGCGAAGAATGGCGCAGCTGCGCACGAGCGCGTGAACTTCATCGCCGAGCACGTCTTCGACGCCGGGCTGAAAGAGTATGTCAGCTTCGACACTGAAGAGCCCGCCGAGCAGACCCGCGAGCACGTGCAGACGATCAACGAACAGCTGATGGTGAACGCCTTGTGGAGCTTCGCGAAGCAGCAGGGCGAACTGATCAAGCAGCTGCAGGCTGACGTCGCAGAACTGAAGGGCGCCTGATGCTCTCGGACATTCCCGCATGGGTGGGCACCGACCTGACGCCGTGGGCGATCGTCGGGCTCGTCGTCGTCTCGATCCTGACGGGCCGCTTTCTGGTCCCGAAGATCTACTACAACGAGATCAAGGCCGAACGCGACCGCTGGCGGAACACTGCCGAGTCGCTGACGGGCTCAGTCGGAATGATCAGCACTGCCCTGCCGGAAATTCTGGAAGTCGGCAAGAGCATGGACAAGGTCATGACGTCCGTCAAGGAAAAGACTGATGCAGAGATCGGGGTCGGCGAATGATCGCTTTTCTCGGCAGGGTGTTCGGTTGGAATAAGTACGTGGTCACTGACGAGGATAAGCGGGCGTCGACATCGGCGCTTGCGCAGGCTGAAGAGCTGAAGGCCGTCGTGCACGAGCTACACAAAGAGTCGACAATTGTCGGCGCCCGGCAGCGGGTAATTCGAGAAGAGAATCACTGGACTCGAAATCTCGACCACGTTTTCAAAGGAGTGTAATGAAGAAGGAAATCGCGATCGGTCTAGGGGTCATGCTGCTCGCAGCGTCGACGTTCGCGCTGTCCGCACATCAGTCGGTCACGGTCGTATTGCTGATCGTGCTAGTCAGTTCGCTGACCGTACTCACGGTCTACTACATGCGGCGGGCGCGCTGGAAGCAGTACACTTCCGGCCGCGTGTTCCTGTATCAGCTGTGGGCGTTCGATGCCCTGATTGTTTACTGGCTGTTTTCCCGACTGATCACCGATCGGGATATTCGCATCTTCGTTTTCAACGTGCTTATTGCTGGCCTGATCGCGGCTTTCTGGCTTATCACCGGGACATTCTGGAAGGCGCAGAAGCACGCACGAACTGAACGGCTACGCCGGGCAGAAACCACCGAGAAGAAAGAGCTGAAATAATGGCAACAAATGCCGTGCAGGAAGCATGGATGAATGCGGCGGTCGGTCGCCGCATCAATCCCGATAACGCCTATGGGCTGCAGTGCGTCGACGTCGCCGACGATTACGCCGACGCGATCTTTCCCGGCGTAGGCTGGCGCGGGTCGGTCGGCGCGGTAAACGGCGCCCGCGACTTCAAGGGCCGAAACAATCAGTACGTGACGTGGATTCCGAACATCGTCGGAGACGTCAACAGCATCCCGCAGCGGGGCGACATTATCGTATGGGACGGCGACAGCCTGAACCCGTACGGGCACGTCGCCGTCGTCCTGCGGGCCGAAGCGAACCGCGTGCTCGTGCTGCAGCAGGACGGCTTCACGCAGGTGCCTGCGTTCACTGGTTGGCTGCTCTATGATCAGCCGGGCACCGGCCCGTCGCTGGGCTGGCTGCGCCCGAATGTGCCGCTCGACAACCCGCTGCAGTCGAATCAGCGCGAGGTCGGCCCGGCTGGCGTCAATGAGCGCGTCGAGCCGTCGACGTCGGCGCCGATCGCCCGCGTGTTTGCCGAGGGTGACATTCTCACCCTGAAGGGCTACGTCACGAACGCTGAAGGCGGTTGGTTCGTCGGCGCGTTCAGCGGCACGTACTTCCATTCGACGGCGTTCACGAACCCGTACGCGGGCGACCTGCCGAACCTGACGCCGCCGCCGCCACCCGCCCTGAACGCGAAGCAGCGCCGCGTCGGTCCTGACGGTGCTGTGCTGCGCAAGGCGCCTGACAAGAATGCCGAGATTGTCGCGACGTTCAAGGCTGGCGACGTCGTGCAGTTCGACGGCTACGTGCACGGCACCCGGCCCTATGGCGCGGACAGCTCAGACGGTTGGTTCGTGGGCGCGTCCGGCTTCATGTACTCGCCAGCGTTCGAGAATCCGCTTGCGGGCACCCTGCCGAACCTGACGGAAAAGTATTTCCCGAAGCCGACGACGCCGCCCGTCGCGCCGCCCGTCACGCCTGAAGTGAAGCCGTACAGCTTCGCGAAGCGCTGGAAGACGACGACCGGCGTCAAGCCTGCCGCTCTGGAAAACATGCAGCGCGGCAACATTCCGCCCCGGCCCGAGTACCTTGTGATTCATCAGATCGACGACCCGAGCCGGGCGCCCGCTAATGGCGACTGGGCAGGGTCGGCGTCGAATTGGTTCGCGACCCCGCGCCCGGCTGCGCCGTCGTCTGCTCACTTCGTGGCGCAGGCGCCCCGCATGCTCGAAACGGTCGACACTGTAGACCGGGCGTTCCACGCCGGGCAGGGCGGCAACGACTGGCTGAGCATCGAAGTGCCACCGAACCCTGACGACGCGACGATCGAGCTCGTGAAGGCATGGCAGCGCGAATGGCGCGACACGATGGGCTACGTGCTGAAGCTGAAGCGTCACAAGGAGGTTCCCGGCGCGTCGACGAGCTGCGGCACGAACATTCCGCTCGAACGCTTCGACATCAGCGCCGAGAAGCCCGAAGTGCCGGGCAAGACCGAACCCGACAGCAGCGTCGCCCTGTCGGCTGATCAGGAAAAGACGATCCGCAGTTACAACGACTGGCTGCTCGATCTTTACAAGACCCGAAAGGACTCGAAGTAATGGGCCGTTACGAGCTCGGCGTGCCAGTTGAGGGCGTCATCGTCGAAAAGAATGCGCCAGCTGCGCAGACAATCCATCCGTGGAAGACGACCCTGCGCACGCTCGTGCAGGTCGGCATCCCGGCGTTCATCGCGTTCGCGGCGCTCGTGCCTGAAGTGCTGCAGCTCGTGCTCGATCAGTTCGGCAAGCAGCTGCCCGAAGAGGTTCGGGCGATCCTGCTCGGCATCGCCGCACTGATTACCGGCGTAGCTGCGCTACTGACTCGCATCATGGCGCTGCCGAAGGTCGTCGAGTTCACGCGCAAGTACATGAAGTGGCTCGCGCCGGACAACAAGCCCGCCGAGATCGAACGGACTGTCGCCGGTTAGTCCCGTCCCACAAGAGAGCACGCCGTCAGGGCATGATTGATTCATGGCTGACGGCGTGCTCTCTTTTCCTTTCCGACTCGATACGACTGGCGCGATCGCGACCGTCGCTGATGGTTCCGACGCTTACGTCGACGAGATGATCGCGAAGCTCGTGCTCACGAACATCGGCGAATGCCCGATGTCGCCCGAGTACGGCGTACCCGATCCGACTTTCGCGGCCCTGCACATCGGCGACGTGCAGGCCGGACTGTCCACGTTCGGGCCTGCAGGGGTCAGGGTCACTGCCGTCGAGATGACGCCCTACAGCGACACGCAGAGCGTCGCAAGCATCGCATGGGCATACGAAAACACACTAGGAGTAACGAACAATGGTTGATCAGCCGGTAGACGCGCCCGAGATCGAGACGCTGCGGCTGCTGCAGTACGGCACAGAGTCCGACCTTGTCGACGCAGCCGTCGCGCATATTCAGTCTGTCCTGCCAAACTGGCAACCGCAGCAGGGCAACACTGAGGTCGTGCTGCTGCAGGCGCTCGCGCTGATGCTCGGGCCTGAAGTCATGGCGCTGCAAATGCTCGGCGACCGCGTCATCGAGGGCGTCGCGGGCCTGTACGGCGTGCTGCGTTCGCAGGGCGTCCCGGCGACGAGCCGCGTGCAGTTCACGGTCACGAACAGCAACCCGACGCAGATCATCCCGCTCGGCTCGCGCCTGCGCCTTGTGGTCAGCTCGACCGGCGAGACGGTCGACCTGCTCACGACTGAAGAGCTGCAGATCATCACGTCTGAGTCACTGACGGGCGAAGTGAACGTCGTCGCCGAGTACGTCGGCGAGACGGCAAACGGCATCCCGGCAGGGACGTCCGTCAGCGTCGTCGGCTCGCTGCCGTTCGTCGAGTCGTCTGTGCTCGCCCTGCCCGTCAGCGGCGGCACAGGGACCGAATCAGACGGTTCGTTCACTGCCCGCGCAGCTTCGACGTTCGCCCGGCAGGTATCGACCCTTGTCGGCACTGAGCAATTCGAATACGCGTCACTCACCCGCCCCGAAGTGGGCAGGGCGAAGGCGTTCGATAACTACAATCCCGCCGTGCCGGGCTCGCCGCAGTTCGGTCACGTCACGGTCGCTCTGGCGAATCAGTCGGGCGGTACCCTGACGGCGCCCGTCATGACGGACATCGAGAATTGGCTCGAAGCGCAGGCGCTCGCGTCCCTGATCGTGCACGTCATCGCACCGACGTACACGACAGTGAACCTGAACGTGACAGTGAAGGCCGACGTCGGGCAGTCCGCCGTCGAGGTCAAGGCGAACGTCGAAGCGGCCCTGCGCGAATGGCTTTCGCCGGTCACGTGGCCGTGGGACTCGACAGTGGAGCAGTTCAGCATGATCAGCGTCGTCGGCAACGCTGGCGGCGTCAAGCAGGTGCAGAGCGTCCCGGCGACGATCGCACTCGCTGGCAAGGCGCCGCTGCCGACGATCGGCACGATCAACGTGACGGTGAACTGATGACGACGCTGACTAACTACGCGTTCAACTCGTCTTTCGAGGATTGGACCACGTCACCGTGGCAGCTGAACAGCGTCACTGTGTCAGTCACAGGATCGTTCCCGCAAATGATCCAAGACGGTTCGAAGATGATTCAGATCGTCGCGGACGGCACGCACGCGACGCCGGGCATCTCGCTTGTGAGCTCGCTGTACCGGACGCCGATCAAGGCCGGGCAGTGGATCGGATTCAAGGCGTTCACGGCGACGGAGAACTTCAATTATCAGACGCGCCTGCAGGTCGGCTGGCGGGACGGAGCCGGGGCGAGCACGAGCTATCAGGCAACGGCATTCAAGGCTGCGCCGTTCTACGCTGGCGACACGCCTGAGCTGGTACTGCAAGCACCCGCTGATACTGAGTCAGCTGCGCTGTACCTGCAGTACAGGGACGGCAACAACATCGGCGTTCTGATGCCTGCCGGTAAACGCATGTGGGTCGATGCGATCCGCTCGTACGTCGGCGACACTGAGCAGCAGGTTCGCGACTGGCTGGCTGAGCCATTCTTCGACGGCGACGACCCGGCAGACTCGAAGTATATCTACGGCTATACCGGCGCTTTCAACAGCTCACCGTCGTACCGCATCGACCGGCTTGACCTGCTGCACGGCTGGACTCGCAAGCTGTGGGGCTCGCTGCCGAACGCGTACCGCATGGCCGATGCCGTGCAAGACCCCGGCGAGGGTTACTTCCCGCTGCTGCGCTGGCTCAACGGTGTCGGCGCGCTGGCGGGCGAGATGCGCGACCTGTCCGACGCGGTATGGAACAACGAACTGACGGACCTGAGCAAGGCGCCCGACGCGGCCCTGCGGTGGCTGGCGCAGCTGCTCGGGCTGTCCGAGTCGCAGCGGGCCGTCTCACTCACGGACCTGCGGGCCGCGCTGGTCGAGATCACGGCGGGCGGGCGCCCGGCGATCGGCACGCGCCGCTCGATCGCTGAAGCGACGAAGCGCTTTCTGACGGGCGAGAAGCAGGTCACGGTGCTGCCGTCGTCGGTCACGCCGCACACGATCGTGCTGCTCGTGCGCAGCGCCGAAGTGCCGGGCGGCAACCTTGTGACGCTGGCGAGCAACGTGCGGGCGACAGGGGTCATCCCGGCAGGGCATAACGTGATCGCGCAGAACGCCGTCGCGACGTGGGATAGCTTCATGGCAGCTGCGGGCGTCTCGTGGAATGAGAAGGATCAGAAGGCTGTCACGTGGGCGAAGCATGACACGCTCGGCGTAGTGCTCGAAGCATAAGAAAAGGGCGGCTCGTGAGTTCAACGAGCCGCCCTTATCAGCAACCGCCAGATTGCGTGTCTTCCACACAGGAGAAGATGACAAGATCAGGATACAACACGCTCGCGCAGCGTTTTGGAACTGTGTTGAATATGGGTTACTGTTGTCCTATCGGTTCGAACGACCGAGCACCGCCAACACAGGAGAAAATGCCTTGCCTAAGCAACAGCCGATCGTGCTCACTGAGCGCGGCGAATACGTCAAAGAAATCCTGACAGCTCTCAGCCTGATCGCCCCTATCGCAGCTCTCGCGATCGCATTCGTCGCGTTCGGAGGTTCGCCCGCATGAGCGTCAATTACCGCACGCCGGGATCGTCCCTGATCCTGCCCGCAAAAGCGCCCCGCGAGCTGTGGCTTGCCGAACGCACGAAGGGCATCGGCGGCTCGGACGTCAGCGCGATCCTTGGGCTCAACAAGTGGAAGTCAGCCTATGGCGTCTACAACGACAAGCTCGGGCTCGCCCCTGAAGTGAAGACGAACGCCGCGATGCGCTGGGGGCTGCTGCTCGAAGGCGCGATGCGCACGGCGTTCATGGAAGACACAGGGCTGAAGGTTCGCTCAGCTGGGCTGCATCGCTCGAAGGAACGCCCATACGCGCAGATCACCGTCGACGGGCTTGTCAGCGACGGTGGCAACTTCGAATCGAAGACCCTGCAGCAGTGGACGGCTGACGAGTGGGAAGACGATCAGGTCAGTGATCACGCCGAGCTTCAGGTGCAATGGGGCATGTACGTCACAGGCCGCTCGCACGCATGGGTCGTCGGCCTGATCGACGGGCGCGACTTCCGCACTCGCCGCGTCGAACGCGACCGCGACCTGATCAACATCATTCTCGAACGCACAGATTACTTCTGGCACGAGAATGTGCAGAAGCAGGTGCCGCCGCCCATGACGTCAGTTTCGCTCGAAGAGGTCAAGAGCCTATACCGGCGCGGCATCGAAGAGCACGACCGCACCCTGACGCCCGACGAGCTCGTGCAGCTGACGGCGCTCGACGTCGAGCTGAAGAAACTGAAGGCCGCGCAGAAAGCTGACGGGCTCGAAGAGGATCGCGTGCAGGCCGAAATCAGGGCGCTGATCGGCAAGTCGCAGGCCGTGCGGGATCAGTCCGGCGAGCTCGTGAAGACGCTCGTGAATAACGGCACGTTCGCGGCTGGCAAGTTCGCGAAGGATCACCCCGACAAGGTCAAGCAGTACAGCGTCGAAAAGACCGTCTTCGACCCGAACCTGCTGAAAGCAGCCGAGCCCGAGCTGCACACCGAATACCGCGCCCGCGTCCTGCGGGACGCACCGAAGAAGAAAGAGAGCAAATAATCATGGCGAATGGACTCGCGCAGCGCGCACAAGGTCAGGCAGTACAGCAGCAGGGCAACGGCGAGAAGAGCATCGACCAACTGCTCAAAGAGATGCAGCCGCAGTTTCAAATGGCGATGCCACGCGGCGCCGAAGCCGTGCAGCTGGTCCGTGATGCGCTTACCGTGATCCGGCAGACGCCCCGGCTGCTCGAATGCGATCGGGCTTCACTGTTCGGTTCGCTGATGACCTGCGCACAGCTCGGCCTGCGCCCCGGCGTCGGCGCACTGGGCCACGCGTACGTGATCCCGTTCAAGGGTCAGGCTCAGTTCATTCTCGGGTATCAGGGCATGCTCGAACTGGCGAACCGCTCGAACGAAGTCGAAGGCACCGTCGCCCGCATCGTCTACGCTAACGACGAGTTCAGGGTCGACTATGGCACGGACAAGCTGACGCACATCCCGGCGATGTCGGGCCGTGGCGCCCCGATCGGGTATTACGCGAAGTTCTACCGGCGCGGCAGCGACCGCCCGGTCTTCGAATGGATGTCTGTCGAGGATGCGAAAGAGCACATGCAGAAGTTTGCAATGGCGAAGAATCGGCAGGGTCAGGTCGTCGGGCCGTGGGTGCAGCACTTCGACAGCATGGCGCTGAAGACCGTCGTGCGAAAGCTGTTCAAGTGGATGCCGCGCACGACGCAGATGCAGCTCGCGGTCATCGCCGACGAGACGGTACGCGTCGACGCGATGCCCGACGCCGACCTTGCACAGGTCACGAAGGGCGTCGACTTCGATCAGCGGGGCGAGAATGCTCAGCTCGTCGACGAAGGCGAAGCACCGACTGACTACGACCCGCGCTTCGATGACTAAGAGGGAAGGCCGCTACGTGCGGGGCGTCGATCAGGTGGCGGCAGTGCTTACGCCTGACGACGTCCTGCGCATGCGGAACGCAGCAGCAGAAGGCGCTACGGGGCGCGAGCTGGTCGCACAGTTCGGCGTCTCGAAAACTGTCGTCAGCCGCGTCATTACCGGGCGCGGCTGGGCACACGTGGGCGGGCCGATCCGAGCACCGCGCAGCTACAAGAGAAAGCAGTAAGCCAACCATGGCAGGCGAAACAACGATCACAGTGATCGGCAATTTGACCAACGATCCCGAGCTTCGCTTCACGCCGTCAGGCAGTGCGGTCGCTAACTTCACGATCGCGAGCACACCGCGCACGTTCGACCGGCAGGCGAACGAATGGAAGGACGGCGAGACGCTGTTCCTGCGCGCATCCGTATGGCGCGAAATGGCCGAGAATGTCGCCGAGTCACTGCTGAAGGGCATGGCCGTCATCGCGTCAGGGCGGCTGAAGTCCCGCAGCTACGAGACGAAAGAGGGCGAGAAGCGCACCGTCATCGAGCTCGAAGTCGACGAGATCGGCCCGTCGCTGCGTTGGGCGAATGCGAAGGTGACACGCACGCAGCGCAGCGGCAACGGCGGCGGCGGCTTCGGCGGCGGTCAGGGCGCCCCGCAGGGCGGTCAGGGCGGCTTCGGTGGCGGTCAGTACGCGGGCGGCAGTATGGCGGCGCAGGGTGGGCAGCAGCGACCCGCGCAGCAGCAAGACGATCCATGGGCGACGCCCGGCGTCAGCAATGCTGGCGGCTGGGGGAACGGACCTGATGCCGAACCGCCTTTCTAGCTCAGCTGCACCACAATAACGGGACAAGCGCCCCGTCGATCAGCAGCGGTCGACGGGGCGCTTTCTTGTGTTCACGCTTCGTACAAGTACCGCTACCTGTGACGGACGCGACACGCCCGCCATGCCGGGGCGCTTGTAGATCGAACGAAGCTTCGACTAGAGTCATTCATGAAGTCGATCGAAGGAAAGTTCGACGGCTGAATGAGTACCGATCCAAGTAGTCAGGACAACAAAAAATGAGTACCGAAAACCTGCCCGCTGGGGAGCAGGCGCCGGGCATTCCCGAGCAGCTGGCAGAAGCCGCTCGGCAGTCGAAAGCAGCACGCGCTCACCTTGTCGAAAGCGTTCTTGACGCGAAGGCACACAACATCACAAACGTCGACATCGCGAAGCAGATCGGCGTCACTGAAGCAGCCGTCAGGCAGATCATCAAGCGCGCGGAGCAGCAGGCATGAGGAAATACGGGAAGATCAAGCTCAGCGCACAATCAGACCCCGATTGGCGCGCCCTGTCCCACACCGCGCAATGGCTCTACTGGGCACTGATCGGCAGCGAAGCGCTGACCGCGTGCGGGTCGATGGACTACAAGCCGAAGCACCTTCAGGCGCTCTCGCCGACGATGAACACGGCGGGCGTCGATGCCGCGATGGACGAGCTGCGTGCGCGCAAGTTCGTCGTGCTCGATGAAGAGACTGACGAGCTGATCCTGCGGTCGTTCATCCGTAACGACGAGGTCGTGCCGAACCCTAACATGATGGTCGCCGTCATCAAGGCGTGGCGAAAGCTGGCATCCCTGAAGCTGCGCAGTGTGATCGTGTTCGAGCTGCTGCGCCTGAAGCAGGAGAATCCCGACGCCCGTATCTGGGATCACCCCGAGATGCGTGAAGCGCTCAGCCGCACGACCCCGATCGACATCAGGGACGACGAAGCTGCGGTCGACACGATCGAAGACGACGGCGACTTCGTCAGCGTGGGCAGCTGGGGCGACTCGGACACGGTCTATTAGACCATTGCGAAGACCCTCCCGAAGGGGCTCGCGAAGACCCTTCAAAACACCCTCCCGAACACCCTCCCGAAGACCCTTGATCAGACCGTCGTTTAGGGGCTCGATCAGACCCTTGCGAAGACCCTTCAGAAGACCCTTCCCGAGGGTCTAGGCGAAGGGGTCGCGAAAGGGGTCGATAAAGGGGTCTCGAACAACAAGCAACATACAACTAACAACAGACAACCTTTCAACCCGGCAAAACTCGAATCTCACCTAAGTAACGCGCACGAGCGCCGTCTCACAGAATGGACACCCGCCAGAAATGCACAAGCTCACCGGAACGCAAGCGCAAGCACTCGCCCGACTCGTCACAGACCTGCAGCCCGGCTGGCAGCACGACGACGTCGTCAGCGCTCTCGCCGACAATCGCCTGCATGCCGACTTCCCGGCGTTCGTGCAGCGGCTCGTCGAAGCGGCGATGATGGGCGAAGACCTGAGCGAAGGATTCTTGCTGAAGCCGCCCCACATCTGCCCGGTCATCGTCGAGACTGTCGCAGCTGAACCGCAAGCCGCACGCGATGACGCATGGCTCAACGCCGTCGTAAACGAAAACGACCCGACCGCGTCACGCCTGCTCAGCAAGCCGAAGCTCGACACACCCGCAGCGAAGGCACCGAACGACGACCCGAGCAACTGGCGCAACCGCTTCGCCCGAGAGATCGACAAGGGCAAGCAGCAGCGTCAGGCCGAACTGCTGAAGAATCGCGCAGCTGAGCCGCAAGGGGCTACGCGCTGCCTGACGCCGAGCACCCGCGCACTTGTCGACGGCGCACTGAACGGACTCGCCGACAGCCTGCAGCACAACCACACGCCGGGCTACGATCCCGAATCCGCTACCGCAGCAGGAGCCGCACGGCAGGGCGTCCCGACACAAGCGCACGGCACACCCGAGCCCGAGGTACCGCCCGCGTCCCGTTTTGTCGCAGAGTCGAAGCAGGAGACTCCCGAAGAAGAGAAAGCCCGACTCGACCGCGAACACCGCCGCATGCTGCACGCAGCCGCAGCCAAGCGAGAGCAACAGCTCGCACAGGAGCGGGCAAGGTGAAGCAATTCACGGTCAGCGAATACCAGACAGCGGCAAACGAAATCCGCACCCTGCAGACACAACTCGCCGAACGCCGCCGCACCGCCCTGAAAGCTGAGCTCGCGAAGTTGAACAGCGCCGCAGGCAAAATCGAATTACGGCGGCAGGCAGCAAAGCAGGCCGAGCGCTACATGCGCACGATGGGCATCGCCGAGCGCATCGCAGCAGACGAACTGCGGAACGAATATGAGAGCTACGAACTAGGACGCGCCCGACTCGCAGCAGCCACCGCCGAAATGTACGAACACGCCCGATCCAAGCAAGCCCGAGCGAACCGCGAACGCGTCGACGACTACGGACCGACGCCCAACATCAAGCACGGACACACCGCATACAAGCGAGGGCTCTGCAAATGCAACGCCTGCCGACACGCAAACGCACACTACGAAGCACAACGACGAGCCAGAAAGGCCGAAAATGACAGCCGCCCAAAACAACGCACAGACGAAACAACAGAAGCCCGTTGTGCGGCGGGCAACGACGGGCAGGAGCGCGCAGAAGCCGCGTAAACGAACTGCCCTACCTAAAGCGGCCCCGAAGCCGTTAGAACCGCTTACAGCGCTTGGGCCGCTCTGGCCTGATCCGCTGCCGCTCGAACTGCATGCTGAGATCGAGATCGACGTCAGGGCGTGGAACTGGCAGAAGACCCGAATCAGCTCGAATGACAGGCTGCACGCGATCGAGAAGAACAAGCGCACGCAGATATGGCGCAGCGCCGCCGAAGCCGCTGTCACTGCTGCCGGGATTGATCCGCTCAGCTGGGCGAGAGTGGTTTACTGGGTGCGCTGGCCGGACAACCGCAAGCGCGAGACGTCGAACCTGCAGCCGACTGCGAAGGCGATCGTCGACGGTATGGTCGACGCGGGCGCGCTGCCTGATGACCGTGACGAGATGGTCGACGGTCCTGATCCGCGCCGCATCTATCCGAACGGGCCGCACCGCGTAATAATCCAACTGTGGCGCCGGGCGTGATAGCGTTGTACTCGTACTAATCGTTACTACAAGAAAGCACCGCCATGACACAGCTGAGCATCGCCGACGCCCGAGCCCAACTATTCCGGCTGAAGCAAGCCCGCACACCGCTGCGCGAAAACATCGAGTCGCTGCAGGAGCACGTCGAGCACACGAAAAAGCAGATCGAAGACCTGCAGCTGATAGACGACACAATGGCCGAAGCCGAAAACCGTGCACAGTGCGCACTCGACGCGGCACTCGAACGGCACGAAGACGAAGCAGCTGAACGGCTGCGCCTGCAGATCGAAGCCGAAGAGCTGCGCCAGCCCGGCATTTACATCACGCTCGACGAGAAGCAGCAGCGCGACATCGACAACGCCGTAGAACCGATCCTGCGCCGCATCAAGGACAACCCGCAGGCATGACACGCAAGCAACGCCCCAAAAAAAGCAAGCGCCCCTACAGGAGACGAGCCCGATGACTGACGGACTACTCGCAAGGCTCGACGAACTGCGCCAGCGCCGCGAACGCTTCGCATCCGTGCAAGAGCGATACGTCGCCTACTGTCCCGAGTGCAACGAAGGCGAGCGGGAAATCGGCGAGTGCTATGACGACTCTGAAGCATGGGCCGATCAGCACAACAAGGAACATCACAGCGACTCAGCCGAGTCGGAAATCGCAGACGAGATGACAAGGAACGACCACAAATGACCGCTAAATTCGAAGACCTGCCCGAGTCCGTACAGGCGCAGCTGCGTGAAGAGATGCTGCACGAAGAACCCGCACCCGAAACCCGCGCATACGTCGAAGAGCGCGTCGCAGTCCTGCGGGCTGAAGCCGCCGCACAGCTGAAAGCCGAAGTTGGCCTGCGCGGCAGGCTCGATGCGACGCAGCCGTCAAGCGTGCTGAAGGGCGCCGCCCCTATCGACTGGGATGCCGAGCGTGAAGCCGACGAACAGCTCGACGCCGCCCTGCAGGCACTCACAGGCGAAACAGCCGAGCAGGCACAGGCGCGCTTCGACAAGGCACAGGCAGAAGCCGCAGGCGTGCCGCTCGACTTCGCGCAGCTCTACAGCAAAGTGCAGGCCGAGATACTGACCGCGATCGCCGACCAACCACAGCCGCCCGAAGTCGTCACAGCAGCCGTCATTCAACTCGTCACCGGATACTGCGCCGCCCCGTTCGAGCGCAAACTCGTCGAGCTCGAAGGCATCATCGGGGCGCTGCAGCTCTCAATCCGCGACAGCGAAGAAACAGCCGAACGACGCGGCTCAATCATCACCGGACTGATGACCGACAAGCGCAACATGCAGCAGCGGCTCAACGTCCTGCACATCGCGGTCGGAAAGCTGATGGAGCTGAACAGCACGCCCGAGCTGGTCATCACTGACGAGTACCTGCGCCGCACGACGCCGGGACTCGTGACGATCTTCGACGAGCGCATGATGGGCCGCACCCGCATCACGCATGAAGGCGCAGGCGAATGAAGCGCTACTACGTCGACGCCGTCGTCGCAGAAGACCCGTCAGTGATCCAACTCGTGCGCGGTGTGAACGTCGTCGACAGCGGCACGTACACAGACAGGCTCGTGCAGGTCGGCGCCCGGCTGGGCATCTATCGTCAGTGTTCGATCGGGTATCACGGCGAATGCAGCGCCGAACCGCAGCGGGGCGAAGACAGCCCATGCGCGTGCAAGTGCCATGTCGACCCGTTTCACGAGACGGTCATCGTCGGGCGCATGGGCATCGCTGGCAGCGTCTACACGGTGCGCGTGCAGCAGGGCGAAGTCGATCTAGGGTGGCTCGCGCCCGGCTGGATCGAAGGGCAAGACGAGCGATGGATCACCGTCGAACCCGAAGCACTGCCAGCGATCAACGCCCTGCTGCAGCAAGCAGCCGAACACATGAACCGCACAGCTACAGGAGCAAGCGAATGATGAAAGACCTGCCCGGCCCGGCGCCACTCACCGACGACGAGATGCCGATCGAACCGCCCGCCGACGAACCGACCGGCCCCGAGATTAGACACATGCAGTATGTCGACGCTGACGGCGCGACGTTCGTCATCGAAAGCGAGGGCGGCGTCGTTTCTGTTCAAGTCTGGGGCGGGCACAACTCGTACGACGACGGCGAAGCCTGTCAGGGCTGCGACGACTGCATCGAGACAGTCGCGCTGTACGCCTGCGACATTCCGACGATCATCGAAGGGCTGCAGCTCGCCCTGCAGCACGCGGCCCTGACCGGCGAATACGGCAAGGCTGGCACGGTCGAAGGCGAACTGATCGCCGATCAGCCGCTCGATCCCCAGTGGCGCGAGCAGCTGCAGCAAGCCCGCCGAAACAACGAAGCCCGGTGGCGCAGCGTGAATGAACCCGCCCCGCTGAACGCGCACCGCTGCATCGGCGATCATCACGTCATCCCGCACGTGGGGTGCATCCTGCGATGATCACATGGATCAGGTACAAGATCGCCATACGCCGGGCTGAGCGGGCCGAGTACGAAGCGTTCACGCAGCCGTTCAACTGGCGCAGCACGGACGCGTGGCGGCGCAGGCGTGTTAACACATACCTGCTAAAACGTCGGTACACGCGCCGCTACCCGATCAACATCGAACTGATCGGCAAGGGCGCGGCTGTGTTCGCTCTCGTCGCGGTCGCTGCCGTCTGGGTGCTCACAATGTGGGGGCTGTCATGACGTTCGCGACTGACAAGCTCGTCACTGCCCGCAAGACGCACAAGTGCGGCGAGTGCTTCAGGCCGATCGTGAAGGGCGAGAAATACCACCGGGGCGCGGGCAGCTGGGAAGGCGACTTTTGGCATCTCAAATGGTGCAGGCCGTGCGATCAGTTCAGGTCGATCCTGCTGTACGTCGACGCCGAGTTCTGGAATGAGTGCTACGGCGGCATATCGTCATGGGTCGAGAATGTCGGGGCGCAGGAGCTCGACGGCTTCAGCTGGACATTCCGGCTGCATGTGGCGCGGCTGAGCAGCTTGTACCGGCAGCACTGGGCAGGGCTCACGACCGAGATCGAGCACGCACAGGCAGCGATGCAGCTCGAAAAGGCACGGCGCCGGGCAGGAGTCCCGGCATGATCCGCGTCGTCGCCCGCAAGTCGCGCCGGTCGAGATGGTGCGATGACACAAGCGCGCATCAGCGCCGCATCGAGCCGGGCGACTGGTACGGGCGCGTCAGCGTGTCGCCGAAAGACGAGATCATGGGGGCGGCAGATGGGAAGTGGTACAGCTACCCGATATGTCTGCCGTGCCTGCTCGAAACGCGGACGGGGCGCATCTCGTATTACAGCCGCGACCGGGAGGGCCGCAAGCTCGTCGAGGGCATTCTGCAGCGTCGGGCTGATAGGCTGGCTGCTGCTGCTGTATGAATCCCGTTGGTCCGGCGAATAGTGCGGAGCATGAAGAGCCCGTCAGTGTTAGGTGCTGGCGGGCTTTTCACTGCCCTTTATTTCCACACAGTTTGACAACCGTCCCGATATGCCCTTTACTTGTACTAACGGTTCGATCAAACGAAAGGCACGACAGTGAACATCGAAGTCAAGGTCACCAAAGCAACAGCAACCCGCGCAATCGTCCGATTCAAGGGCGGCGACGGCATCCTGACAACGATGGATCGCGACAGCTTTCGCCGCATGGCCGCTGCAGCAGTAGCTCGTCATCAGGGCGACGTCGTCGGCAACGCTCAGCCGTGGAAACTGCAGCAGCTCAGCATGCCGACGCCCGACGACGTCAAGGTCGAACTGAAGCTTTCCAAGTAACAAACCCGCCAGAAGAGAAGAGAAGAAAATGAAGATCGTCACCGACATCAGCCGCACCGTCACCCGCCACACCCGCACGATAGGCGTCGAAGACGGGCCGATCGTCCCGCTCGACGACAGCTATCTCGAAGGGACCGTCATCAAGCTCGACAAGATCAGTTACAACTATCTCGACGGCGCCGGGCCCGTCGCGTTCAAGGTCGAAGGGCAGCTCGTCGACAAGGGCACGGTAAAGGACGGCGCCCGCATGCGATACAGCCGCGTCTTCCCGCTTACCCGCATCGTTCCCGAAGTCGAGTTCGTGCTCGACCTGATCAGCGAAGAAGGCGAGTAAGCGCATGCGAGTCGAGAAGACCGAAACCACCGTCGAGACGATCATCAACCGCAAGCTCAGCGTCTCGGGCGGGCCGCTCGTGAAGACCGCGACCGAAGCCTATACGCACACCAATTTTCGCGTCGATGCCGTGACGTTCGTTCGTCGCGAAGGGGCCGAGCCGCACCTTGCGATCATCGAAGGCTTCGCGGTCGACGCCGCAGGCAAGCCACGCAGCATAGAAAAGCGATACAGCCGAGCGGTTCGCCGCAACGCGTGGGAGTCGAATACTTACCGCTGGCTGAACGACCTGCTCTAAACCACCTATCGGCGGGCGTCCGACCGGGCGCCCGCCCCTTCATTCTGGGAGATACCATGACCGCCATTTTTGAGACGATGATCGAAGAGCGCAGGGCCGAGCAGCGGGCAGCTGAGAGGGCGCAGGAGCGCGAAGAGAAGCTTTACGAGTTCCTGTCTGTCGCCGCTAAATTCACGGACGTCTGCAGGCTGCTGACGGCGGGCGAGCCTGTACTTGTCGCCGGGCACTCGCTGAGTATCAGCGAAGACGCAAGCACGGTCGAGCTGGGCGCCGTCTTCGTCGACGTCGAGGGCGTGCAGCACGTGGCGCATGGACTGTTCGAGGGCGACGTGCCGCCGTTCGATGCTGTGCTGCTGGCCGCGTCCGCGACTGTCCGTGACGTAGCTGAACGGCTCGGGCTCGTCGAGCTGGAAGAGCGCTTGACGCTCTGATGTCACACCGGGCGGGGCGGTTATAGACAATCGCCCCGCTCGTGTTATTCTGTTCGAACAGTTAGTACAACCGCCACGAAGGATGATCATGAAATTCACGACAGTCGAGTTCGACCGCATCGAACGCAGCACACTCGGACAGGGCAAGACGGTCGAGTACCGCGACGCCGTCAGCACTGAGCTGATCGCATACGTCGACTACAGCGAAGACTACAAGCAGGCAGCTGTGCAGCTCGCAGTACCGGGCGGCACAATGCGCGGCACGGCACGCTACAGCATGCGCCCGAAAGCGAACGCCGAAGGCATCGTCGCCCGGCACCTGCGCAAGCAGGGCTACGACGAGCCCGCCGAGTACGCTGACCGCCCGATCGACAATGAGATCGAAGACCGCGCACTGCAGACCGCTTTCAAGCTGACACTCGCCCGCCGCACCGCGAAGGATGACGGCATCGTCGACATCAGGGCGCGCGTCCAGTTCGACGGCACGATCGTCTTCGTCGTCCTGACCGACCACCGGGGCGCGCTCGAAGTGAAGGTCGACGGGCACACGTTTACCCGAATGGCTGAGCTGTACCGTCATGCGCGCTGGGCTATCAGCGAAGCCAACATCGCCAGCATCGACGCCGAGCTGAAGCGGCTCGATGACGAGTCAGCTGCGCAGGACGAAGACGAAGCCGACGTCGAAGTGCTGCCTGAGCTCTGCCCGCGCTGTGGGATCAACGCACTCGACCGGGTGCGCCCTGCCATGAACGCCCGCAGCCGGTACGCGCCCGTCTATATCTGCAGCCCTTGCGGCAGGCACGAAGCGCTCACGCCGGGCGGCATCGACCTGTGGCACGACCCCGAGCATGCACTGCGGGCGATCCGGCTGCGCCACGAAGCCGAAGAGACAGTCGTGCGCGGGCGCATCCCTGAAGACTCATACGCGGCCCGAGTGATGACCGACGCCGAGCGGGACGTGCAGAACATCGTGCGGGCGACCACCGTCGACGCCGTCGCGTCCTACAACCCGTCACAGTGGCCGGATAGCGTGCAGCTGTGAAGCTCACGATCAAGCGCGAGCTGACAAGCGTCGGACTCAACGGCGCAGCCGAGCCGACGCCCCTAGCGACCGCCCTGCAGATGTTCTACGACGGCATGCTCGTGCAGCTGGCGCAGGAGATCAACGACGAAGTGCTCGCGGACAGCGGACTAGAGCCGCAGCCGTTCGTGACTATGGAGCTCGAACTAACGACGAAAGGCAAGACGCTGCTCGTCATCCGAACCGACGCAATCAAGACCCCGAAAGACGACGAACTATGACCACCGAAACTGTGCAGCCGCCCCGCAAGACGAAGATCACGATCAGCTTCGAACAGCAGGACATCGCAGCGATCCCGCCCCTGCTCACGACTGACGCCGTCCCGTCCGAGCTGGCGCAGCGCGTCGCCGCACACGCGAACACGTACATGCGGCTCACGAAACACGCCCGCTGGTGGCGCATCGACTGGCCTGCAGGCTCGAAGAAAGGCGCGATCACGTCGACCCGCTCGGGCTCGCTGAAGGATAAGCCGCTGATCGGCTTCACAGCTAAGCGCGGGTGGCTGTAGTGCCGACACACAAGCCGTCTAAGTGCTCGAACTGCGGCGAGCCCTGCACAGGCCGCGACGAGCTCGCTGCGTGCAATCGCTGCTTGCCGATGGTCAGGGCTAAGCGCAAGGTGCGCGATAGTGGCGGCTGGGCTCAGTGTCTCGTAACAATCGCGAAAACTGAGCGATGGTTTGCATATGACCGCGCCGCCCGCATAAGCTCGAACCGTTAGTACAACTCAACCGCCAGAAAGGCACGCAATGCCCAACACACACATGCGCGACGCGACCCTTGCGTCAGCGCAGCTCTACAACGAAGAGACGGCCAACGAAAACTATCAGGCCGAGCAGGGCATGACAGACGAAGTCATGCAGTTCGGCGCCCTGAACCGCATCGCCGAAGCGCAGCTCGCCGTCGCCTATGAACTGCGCACCCGCAACAACATCGAGATGCTGAAGCTCGCGAAAAATGAGGGCTGGGCCGAGTCACCTGACGGGCAAGCACTGCGCTCGATGGTCATCGAAGCTCTCGACCTCGAAGACATCGCGAAGCTGCTCGCAGGACAGCGCAGGGCGCAGGCATGAGCCGTCTCGAAGGCGCAGCTGAGCGGGTCGCCGAGTTCCTGCAGCTGCGCGCGAAGCATCTCGGCAGCGACCCTGAACTGATCTACAAGATCAACGACACTGAGCTGCTGACTGATGACCTGCTCGCGCTCGTCGAAGCCGCTCACTTCATGCGCGTCATGCTCGGCATCAACGCTTCGGCGCGGGTCGAGTACGCGACGACGACCGAAGAGCAGGGCACAGACATAATCATGCGCACGATGCCGCTCGACAAGGCAGAACGCGAGATCGACAAGTGGAATGTCGTCAGCGACGATCGCGCTTACATCGTGCAGCGGCTCGTGACGGACTGGGAGCGCAAAGCATGATCATCGAGTGCACGAAATGCCCGCACACGGTCGACGTCAGCGACGAAGACCCTGACGCGTCCTATCAGGATGCGCTTGAACACGTCGGGCGCAGGCACCCTGAAGTCGCCGAAGCGCATCACGCCGTGCAGCTGCGCGGCTCTGATCCTGCTGCTGAAGTGCCATGCTAGATAAATGGCTGATGACCTGAAATTCCTGCTCTCGCTGGGCGTATCTGTAGATCAGTGCGCTCAGCGAGTGCAGCGCACCGCTTACGTGATCGACCGCGAGATGAACAAGAAAGACGACGACGAAAATGACTAACCAATACGTGATCAGCACGGCTGACAGCCTGCTCGACGACCTGCGCGAGATGGTCGACATCACCGGCATCTATGGGCCGCAATCGGTCGACCTGATGATCTACTACGTGCGCGAGCTGACCGGGCTGAAATGGGCCGGGCCGACGCAGCATGCCCGCGACCTGATGATCGCGCCGGGGCTGCGCATATGGTTCGACGCGGTCGAGCCCGACAAGCTGGAATATGGCGACATCGTCGTGCTGCACGGCTTCGACACGTCCGACTTCGGCACGACCGGCGTCATGTACGGCGACAGTCCAGAACTGGTCTACGTGTTCACGCAGACGCCCATGAAGCCGAGCGTGCAGACGTTCCGGCGCGAGTCCGTCGTCGGTGGGCTGCGGTACAAGTACGCCGGGCCTGTCTCGCCAGTGAACCGCCTAGCTGAGCCGTACGAGCTCGACGAAGCTGTGCCGATGTCCTGCTCGATCCATAGCGACTGCATCGCCGGGACGCCCCGCGAAGAGCGCAAGCTGAATATCTGGACTCCCGCGTCTGATGAACCGTCACCGCTGCGTGACGCCCTACTGAAGGACACGCCCGCCGAGAAGCGGGCAACGCTCGGCGACTTCATGGTCAAGGATGACGAAGGGCTCACGGACGGCGAGGAATGCGTGAAGGCGCTGAACGACTGGCTCGAACGGCGCGGGCTCGCACGCGGCGACCTGTGGCGATTCACGCCGAACACGGTCGAAGTCAAGAGCGTCGACTACAACCTAGACGAGATCGCGCACGTCGGCGATGTCATCCTGTGGGACTCGGACGCCGTCAGCCAGTACGGGCACGTCGCGATCGTGCAGAACGCCCCTGCGCCGTGGTGGCGGCGCGTGACGAACTGGCTCGGCATCACCCGGCCCGAGCTGATCACTGTCCGTCAGGAGATGCCGAAGAATGGCTGAGCTGCGCGAGTATTTCATCGGCGGCGTGCTCGACGGCACCTATCACCCGCACGAGCCCGAGATGCCGCCGCAGCTCGTCGCCTACGACGACACGAGCAAGAGCACAAGCGTGTACGTTCGACAGCCGATCTTCGACGACGAGAAAACCCGCAACTGGGTCTGCGTTGAATCACCTGCCGACCTGCTCGCCATGCGCGACTATCAGCAGACGCCCGCAGCTGGCCGCAAGCACTTCACGCTGTTCGACCTGCGGGCCGCACTGAGCGGGCTCGAAGCGATGGGCTTTCCCGACGATACGCCGATCCGCGTGCAGGTCACGTGGACAGGGCACCTGAAACACCTTTCGGCGTCACGAGACGACGAGCAAGCACAGCAGAAAGCAGCGAAGTGAAAGATCAGCAGATATTCATCGTCGAAGGCATCAGCGAGCGTGGCGGCTGGGAAGTGCTGTTTGAGAGCACCGACCCGGCGACGATCTTCAGTGACTCGCTGAAGCTGAGCATGGAGCGCAAGAGCATGCGATCCACGGCGCTCTACGGTGCGGACGCCGAAGCGTACATCGCAATGCAGGCCGAGCCGAAGAGTGCGCCAGCTGAGCGGCAAGGCAAGCGCGTGCCGCGTATCGGCGACCCGGTCGTCTACTATCAGGGCTCGATGAAGCGCATCGTGCCTGCGTTCATCAATCGCGTGTTTCACACCGTCGACCCCGAGACGGATATGAAGCAGGTCGGCCTGTTCATCATGTGGCCGGACAGGGAAGACTCGATCCCGCCGACAGGTTACCGCCCGTACAGCGCCGAGCTGTCTAGCGGGTGCTGGTCGTGGCCTGACGCCGTGCCTGACGCCCTGTGAAGATGAAAGACTGCCGCGTCCCGGCGTGTCGTCGAGAGCGCAGCAAGTCGAGTCGTCTCTATCACTTCGTCAGGCGCCAGCACTCGGCGCACAACATCGTCTATTCACACTCACTGAAGGGATTCGTCTGGGGACTGAATAAACCGCTGCTCCACAACGGCAAACGACACAAGTAGGGTAAACACCCGCCAGCCGCCCTGATAGACCGTCAGGGCGGCTTCTGGCGTGTCTGGATGATAGTTTTATCTGTGAGTACAAGTGACACGCCCGAGAATGGATGAAATGCGAGCCTGCCCTGCCTGCATCAAGCGTTACGCGCAGCTGATTGATCCCGCTTGCCCGGTCTGTCTGGGGGCGGGCGTGTTGCGTCTCGGGCCTGCAGCGCTGGCACTGCACGAGCCCGCCGTCGTCTCGCAGGCCGTGGCGATCGCGCTCGAAGCCGAAGCCCGCGACATCGACCTGAAGCTGACGCTGTCCGATGACCGCACGACGCCGCTGCGCAACACTGTGAAGCAGTTGATCGACGCGGGCATTCTCGCGTACGGGATCAAGATTCCCACAGCTGTGCACAAGCCTGTGGATAAGTCCGAGACGCCTGAAGAGCTCGCGGCCCGGCTGACTGAGGTCATCATCGTCGACGTCGACGCGAAGCTGATCAACGCCCCGACGTACGAGTACCGGGCAGACGAGCGACCGAATGCGCGCGGCCTGCCGCTGCTGTCCGCGAACGGGCACCCGTCGCACCTTGCCCGCGTCGCTGATCCTGCCGAGCCGGGCGAGTCGACCGCCGAGCGTGTCGTCAGCAGGGGCGTGCAGGCGCGCCGGGCTCGCGTGCTCGTCGAAGCGATGCCCGAGACGATCCGACTGAAGCAACGACCCCGACGAAAGAAATCCAAGTGAGCGCAGAGATCATGACAGCCGCACAGCTGAGCGAGAGAAAGCCCGGCGCAGGATCGCTGCAGCCGATCCCACAGCACCGGCTGAGCATCGAGTACGTCAGCAAAGACGCGATCAGCCTGTATCCCGGCAACGCCCGCAGGGGCGACATCGACCGCATCGCGAAGTCGATCAGGATCAACGGCTTTTATCAGCCGATCGTCGTGCAGCGGTCGACGGGTTACATCATCGTCGGCAACCACCGCTACCGGGCCGCGACCGAAGAGTGCGGCATGCTCGAACTGCCGGTCAGCTACGTCGACATCACTGACGCAGCTGCGCTGAAGATCGCGCTGGCCGACAACAAGACCGGCGACGAAGCCGACTACGACAACGACGCGCTGATCCTGCTCTTCGAAGCGCTCGGCGACGACATCGAGGGCAGCGGGTGGGAACAGTCCGAGATCGACGCGATCACAGAAGCGCTGGACGAAGCCACGCCCGAGCCCGAAGAGGATGAAGGGCCGCGTGTCGTCATGGTCACGGACTGCCCGAACTGCGGGCACACGTTCGAGCCCGAGACAAGGATCGAAGATTGAGCAAGGCGACCGAGAAGGCCGTGCACGACGCGATCGCCGCGCACGTGGCCGACGAGAGCGGCGGCACTGAGTGGCTGACAGAATATGTGGTGTGCGCGTCGGCGATCGCGACCGAACGCAACGACGGCACGAATTATTACCGGCTGTTACCCGAGAATCAGCCGTACCACCACAGCTTAGGGCTGTGGCATCGCGGACTACAGATGCAGGAGATCGACGGAGATGACTGACTTTACCGGCGCGGCGTGGGTGCTGGGCACGCACATCGACAAGGCGACGAAAGAGCTCACGGAGCTGACGCAGAAGCGCGACAGCCTGAAAGCGCAGCTCGAACTTGCCGACCGGCAAATCATCCAAAAGGCGAATGAGATCGGCGACTTCGCTGAAGCCCGCGACCTGCTGATGAACCCGCCAGCTGAGCCAGTCGAAGACGACACGCCCGAGCCCGACGCGGGCGCCTGACGTGTTAAGCTCACTGGCATAACTACATATCGCATCGAGGGGCCAACTCTTGAACAACGCGAGAAAGCCCGCCCCAACTGCTCGGGGCGGGCTTTCTTGTGTCTGGGCTACTGGCGGGCCGGGCTTCGCGGTTCGGTGCGATCAGCCCTTTTCGCTGACGGTGGTCTTACGACGGCGACGCTTGTCTCGCTTGTTGCTGCGGTCCTGTCCCGGTCGCTCTTTCAGCCATTTCTCGACGGTCGCTTCAGTCCAGTATGGGGACTGTCCGAAGCGTCCGTCAGGCTCGGGCAGGTCGCCCTGCAGGATGAACGACTTGTCGCCTGTCTCGGCGGCTCGCTGGCGATGGAACCGCGCGCGCTCGTTGTAGGTGCGCACGGTCCCGATCGCGACGCCGAGCTTGTCGGCGAGCATCGCGTAATCGTAGAGCTTCGTCTTAGTTGTAGTAGCCATTTGTACATCTTACCTAAGTGTTGATCGGTGAATCTAGTTGGCCTAGTCCGGCATCCGTACCGGCATCATGAGATACCTGAAGCGGGCGTCGGCGGTGTGCTCTTCGTCGCCCGAGATCAGCAGCGGCTTCGCCAAATTCTCGGGCAGGCTGAACGTGATGATGTCCGACTCGAACGCTTTGAGCGCGGGCAGCAGGTAGTGCGGATTCACTGCGAAGCTGAGCGAGTGCTGCGCGTTCGGCGTCATGTGAGTCGGCGGGACTTCGACGAGCCCGGCAGTCAGGACATCGAGCCCGTCACGGTTCGGCTTCAGCAGCATCTTGTCGCCGAGCAGTTCGAAGTGGCACGGCAGGTTACGGGGCGACAGCCGGGCCGCGACCGTGGCATTGTGCACGAGCTGCTTGCGGTTCACCCTGAACGTGTTCGCGTAGCTGGGCTGAATCAGCTGCTCGATCTTCGGATAGTCGCCGTCGACGCCCTTCGTGTGCAAGACGAAGTCTTCGAAGATGAACTTGACGACCGTCTCGCCGTTGAATGCAGGGCTCGGGCGATGCCCTTCGTATCGGGGCGTTTTCTCGATCCGCTCGGCGCTCTCGACGACGACGCTGACAGGCTGCTTCTGCTTGATCTTCGGGGCGAGCCGCATCAGCAAGTCGCAGTTGATCAGGAATTGCGCGTCCTGCATGACGTTCGCCTGTTCGTTCACGAACGACAGCCGGTAACGGTCGGTGGTGCGCAGCTGCAGCGTACTGTCGGACTTCTGCGCGCTGAACTGGATCGCGGTCAGGATCGGCAACGTCTGATCCTTGCTTGCCGACACAGCTGCGCGCTTGATCGCGGTCTTCAGGGCGTCCGGCTGGATGCTGAACGCAGCCGGTCCTGACGCGGTCCTGAAGCGCGGGAACTCGTCAAGGCTAAAGTGCTCGGCGACTGGCATTCTGAAGCCGCCAGCGGCGAACACAGCGATGCGCTTGTCGAGGAAATCGAGCACTTCGATCGTCATCATCTCGCCCCGGTCGTATGCGATGACCTTGATCAGGTCGAGCACGTACTGCAGCGGCAGCAGCAGCTCGAAGTCGTCGGCCTGCGAGCCGGGCACGACAGCCGTGATGCTGGCTTCGTAGTTGTTCGTGGTCAGCGATAGTTCGCCATTCTTGCCGGTGAGCAGGACGCACCCGAGGATCGGAATGATCGGCTTGCGCGTGTCCGTCTGCCGGACGATCGAGAAGGTGCGCAGGACGTCGGCGACTTTCGCTGTCGCTTTGGTCTTCGTCACTGGCTCGACCTGCTTTTCGGTAAGGGTTGCTGTGGTCATTCTGGCGATGCCTTTCAGGTAGTGGCGGGCGACCTGAGCGCCGCCCGCCCTTGTTCTAACAGTTCGTACTATATCAGTAGCTCTCGATGCCGCGAGCGAGCTGATTGATCTCAACCCATACGCGGTACTCGTGCGCGTTCATCACATTCACTGCGTTGCTTGACGAGTTGTTCGGGTTGAAAAAACGAATCTCTTGATCGGTCATCTCGACGAGCTTCGCGAGCGTCATCTTGACTGACTCGTCGCGCTTCACGCGGCCCCACGCCCGCCGCGCCGCCACAGCCTTGCCTGAGCGCTCCGTGAGCTCGTCGAGCGTGCCGCTGCTGATCGTCGCGCCGTCTGCGATGCGCTGCGCTACCCGCTCGCGAACGACCTGCTCTTGCTTCAGCGTGTAGTCGATCAGGCCGAGAATGCTCTTGAACGAATCGAGCTCGCGCTTACTGGCAGGCTGCGCCAGTCGGTCGGCTTCGGCACGCTGCGCTTCGTCTTCACGCTTGGCACGCTCTTGCGCGATCGCGTCGTTCAGGTTGTTCACCATCGTGTCAACAGTCCAGTTATAGGCGAGCCCTACCTGCGTGTAATGCTCGCCGTCGCGGCTGATCATTACGGCGGCGTCTTCGGCCCCGTCGCTGGCGATCTTGAACTCGCAGCGGTAGTTATCGCGGGTGGCTCGTGCGAAGGCTTTCTCGATGCGGTCGGCGGTGCGCTTGTTCATTGTCTTCTCTTCTCTGTGTGGGGCGGTGCTGGCGGGTTGTGTGGGCGGGGCTCGCGCCCCGCCCGGTGTGGCTTAGTTGTAAAGCTCGCCGTCCTGCTCGTTGCAGGAGAAACGGTTGTGCGTCTTGCTGCCGTCGTTCCAGACCGTGACAGCGAAGACGTCATGCTTGACGCTGCCGTATTTGTCGGCCTTGCCCGTCTCGATGCTTTCGAGTGACATCGTTGCGAACTGACCGGCGTACATACCCTTGATGTAGTCGAAAATCTGGGCGTCGGTTGCGTTGTTCATGGTGTGCTCTTTTCTCTGGCGGTTGTTCAAGCTGTTAGTACAAGTAAAGCACCCTGCCGGACATTACGCAACTATGACGCAGCCGAGCAGCAAAAGGGCGGGGCGCCCCTTTCGGAACGCCCCGCCCTGCCGGTCAGCTAGACCGTTGCCATGATCTTCTGAAACGCGAGGTTCTTGACGTCGAACGCCGTCGCCCCGGTCAGCACCCGCAGCGCCCGAGCCGACTCGATACTGTCGGACTTGCCGAGCACGGTCGGCGCGTAGTGGTCGACGTATTCAGTGAACGACTGGTAAGCGGCCCATGCCGTGCCGCGAATGTTGTCATTCGTGCTGGCATCGTTGAACAGCCATTCGAGCTGATCGCGGCGGTTCGCGTCGCGGGTCTGGACTGCCTTAGCAGCGTCTTCGGGAACGTCCCAAAAGTCCTTTACGAGCTCAGCGAATGCGGCGTCGGTCATGGTCGTCTGAATCATCTTCTCGGCAGCTGCTTCGAACTGTGCGTTATAGGCAAAGGTCAGCTTCAGCGCTTCGCGGGCTTCAGTGATCAGCGAGCCGCTGCCTGCGGTGTGGCGAATGCTGAACTTGCTCTTAGCGTCCCGCATGACTGCGGCCTGCTGGTTCGAGCAGAAGACGCGAGTGTTAGTGATCGCCAGCTTGAAAGAGCTCTGCCCGTCGTGGCTGTTGAATGCTGCGAGATACAGGTCGACGGGGTCGACGCCGCCGACGAGCATCTGCGAGTTGAGCTTCATCGTCACGAAGACGTCGCGACCGCCGCGCATCTTCGCAGCTGACTCGAAGTGTGCGCCGGACTCGTCGACGATCGCGTCGAGCAGGTCAGCGTGCGCTTCGTTCTGGATCGGCACGTACGTGTTGCCAACGACGCCGAGCACTTCAGGCATGCCCGTCTCGGGGTTCGTGTAAGTGCTGGCGAACTGGCCGGGCACGTCGAGCTCGAATGACATCGGTTCGCCGCCGATGTTTACAGAAGCGGTGGTCGTCAGCGGCGTCTTGCGGACGTTCCAGCCTGCGAGCCCGGCGCCCTGCAGTGCTTGCTTCGCGGTCTTAGCGGTCGAGACGTCAGTGCCGAGCAGGTGAAAAGCGTCGCGGCGGTTGAGGTCGAGGGGAAGAGTTGCTGCAGTCATTTTCTTACTCGCTTTCATGGCGGTGTGTTCGAACCGTTCGAACAACTAAGAACAGTAAACACGAGTCCGCCAGCAATTACAAGTCAGCTGAGCCGTAAACATTCCGAAGGGTCGACGATCGTGAAATATCCCGCCAGCTCGCGGCGCTGCGTCGACGTCACGAAGCCGCGCAGCGACAGCAGCAGCCGCCAGCTGCCGCGCGTATCCTCCCAGCGGACGGCAAGCGTCCCGGCGCCGTCGAAGCGGCCTGTCGTGCAGTGATCAATCCCGAGCGACTTCAGCGTCGCTGCTTGTGCGGCATTCATGTGAGCTAGGTTACAACGCGCCGCGACGCGCCCGAGACGGCACAGTCGGGCGCGCCCGATAGAATGACGGGACTGA